TCTGTTGATTGCATGTATCTTACCATTTGAAACACCCAAATTTACTTCAATATTTTGGTGTATATTTTTAAGTGTTTGAACATATTCGGGAGTAGCTGTTGAATCGTCTGTATCTAACACAATAAGCATACGTATTTTCGTCATATCCTCTGCATATTGGACATATCTAGAGGCTATGGTAAAAAGTTGATCTGGTCTACCTCTCGAAGGCAACTTTATTAGAAGTCGCATTTATATTAAAGCTTTACAATCATTACAATTGTGATATTCCGCACCTTCATTTGTATATTCTATAGCTTGACCGCAGAATATATGATCATGTTTGAAAGGAATGGAAACAATTTCTTCATGTGCATTCATTTTTACACAACCGTGAATAAGGGACATATCTACTATTTTCGGATAAATGATATCTCGTAAAAAATGTTGATCACAATCTTGTCTTCTGATATGTCTGTTCTGTTGTATATACAAATCAATATACCTTCGCATATCAAGATGACGAATGCATCCCTGCTTAATACCCCATAATCCTGCCATTATTTGTGTAGTATGGTATGGATGGTCTCGAATAATATGAGCCATGTGTGGGGATTTAATGAATTCTCGGATACACCATTCATCTCTTTCGTTAATTCTGCTATCAGAATCTCTAACAATCATTATTTCAACATTTTTGTCATCAATAGCGCAGAAACGATCAAGTCTTGCTAAATGATCAGGATATTTGGCAGGACCTAATACAACATGTGGATAGTTTGCGAACTCGTGAACAGGTGCATCATTTCCACAAAATACAGCCACTTTGAAATCTGGGAACTTTTCAGAAATAATCTTTATATTTTCATGTAATCCTCTGACGTACTTTGGATTTGTACCATACAATGTGAAAGTAAAGACCTTCATTTTTCTTTATTATGAAGGGAATCCTAAAATACTTCTATTGATATAGTTTTGCTTATCTTCGGAATCCCACTCTTGATTTTCAAGATATACTCTATCCATATCTTCTTTGGTCCAGAATGGATGTTCATGTCTGATAATAATATCTGAAAAATACGTCTGTTTCCCATGTTTATATGCCACTTCAGTGAACTCGTTGTCACACCATAAAGACTTGTACGAAGGATGATAAATGTATCCAAACCTCTCATAGTACTTTCTGCCCAAAATACACAGTGTATTCAAATTATTACCCCTGTAGCCATCATTGAAAAACAAAACGCCGTCTGTATCGGGATAATGTTCTGTCATTTTCTGTCGAATAAGAGTATCGTATCCTTTCTGAACAGGAATCATATCATCAGAAGCCAACAAAAGAATATCAAAAGGAGGAAGCGGATTTAGATCTCTATTGACAGCACCTATCTTTCCGCAGGAAGGACCTACAACAATTTCAGTATTTTTGTGTATTAATTTTAGAACAATTGATTGAGTTCTAGTTCTTGTTTGATCATCTTCATCAAGACTTACAATAAATGAAATCTTTGAAGTATCTTCAGCCATCTGAACATATTTCAAAAATGTTGAACGGAGCTTATCAGGTCTACCCCTTGAAGGAAATTTGATAAGAATATGCATTATCTATTTCTACCATGAAATGTTAAAATTGATTACAGAATAAGGATTTGGCTGAATTGTACATTTATCTAATGCATCTTCAGTCACTTCATTCCACGATTTTACAATCCATATAGGAAATTTAGAGTATAAATCATTAAGAGGAGATGAAATAACGATAGGAATAACACCCAACGCTACACATTCATAAATGCGATGAGTATCTAAGCCTTCGCCTTGTGGGCATATGGCAAATTTTGTTCTTTTAAGCGTTCTATAAAAGTCTATTCTACGCTGCATTGTTTCGGAATCGGAATGGATCAATGATTTTTGATAGTCGTAGGATGTATAATCTTGGACTGTACAAAAAGATTTATCCTTGAAAAAATCGAATACAGGCTGTCTGACAGAAGGATTTGTAGAAATCAAGAAATTAACCAAACATTTTATGGATCTTTCAACAGGAGGTTCGTGTAAGATATGATTCAAACTATGATGAGAGGTGTATTGATGATCGCGAAATCCAAGCGGAAGAGAAATAGCATAAGGAGTAACGCTATTCACTGCATATATTCTACGTGCATACGGTTTCAAAACATTAAACATTTCCTGAGTGAAAGGTTGGTCTGAATTATGAATAACTAGATCGAGAGGAACTGGGAGTGTTTTTGCAATAGATAAGAAGGAAGGAATATCACCTAACTTCATGAAAATACGATCCCCTTTTTTAATTTCTAAAAAAAGCTTCCACTTTCGAATAGGATATCTGTTATCAATGTTCCATTTGCATTTCTGTTGAAATAGTTCTCCAGAAATATACATTATATATTTTACATACTGTTACTTAAATTTGTATTGTTCTACAACTTTTCCAGTAGTACGGTCGTAACATAACTTCTTTTTTGCTTTTAGTTCAAGAAAACATGAAATACAATAAAATGAGCTATCTGTAGTATGAATCTCTTCTGCATTTTCAATTAAATCTAGATAGGAAAAAATAGGTTTATTCACATATGTTTCTGCAATCAAGCAGAATGGGTGACCTTTTATATAATAGTTTTTGTTCGGATCTATCGTCAATATCTTATTAATATCCCATCCCTTCACAAGATTTACTTCTGTTTTGAATGAAGAAGAATTATGAGTAAAAATATATGGCTGATTTGGTAAAGATAACTGATTTGTTCTATCACATTTAAAGAATATATTTTTCACTTCAATAGGTACGTTCATATTTTTATAAAAACAGTTTGGTAGGTCTGAGTAATCTCTCTGACCATTCCAGCAGCCAGAAAGAAACCTATTTGTAATTTTATGACCATGTATAGTATCGGCTGCAATAATATATCTAACATCTGAGTCATCATCATTACATTCAAAAATTTCAATGTTCTTGTCATCAGCTAACATATCTCTGATATTCGAAGCATTACGCTTTTTGGATACGACAAACAGTTTATCTACCATTAATGCACAGTAACGTATAGCACCATTCATATTAATCAAATCTCCCAATCCTAAATGAGTTACAAATACACCAACCTTCTCAGCATATCCTTTCTGTTCTTTTAATGAAGAATTACATAAAGAATTAATTTGATTTTTTACTCTAAAACGCATATCATTCATATCTAACACTCTCTGTGCTAACCGATTATCAAATGATGGATTTACTCTGAATATATCTTGATCTTCCCAAATTTGTAGATTTATATAGCGAAGGCAATTATACCAGAACATATATTCTTCAACCTTCGGTTTTAAATGAGAATATAATGCATCATATTCTTTTTTACAGTCCTGTTTTTTTGCTTCATTTGAAATCTTGTCAACCTTAATATCTAGAATAGTTAGTTTATCAATAGCTTCTCCGATAGACACAGGAAGATAAAACACATTTGTTAAATCACTCATTGTAGTAGTATACAATACATTTGTTAAATCACTCATTGCAGTCATTCTTATTTTAAGGATATCGTCTTTTAAACATAACAATGATAAATGTTCTTATTTTTCCATCTGGATCTCTCGTTGCAAGAGAAATACACGAATCTCTGAAATATGAAAAAAATGTTTGTTTGTATGGAACTGATAACCAAGAATCAAATCCTTCTTCTTTTTATTTTGAAAGATATATACCTCATTGTCCGTTTATAAAAGAAGAAGAAAGAACAATCGAGTTTTTAAAAAATATTGTAATAAAGCACTCTATAAAATATATATATCCTGCATTTGATAGTGTGATACGATTTCTTAAAATTAACGAAGATAAAATAGGTGCAACTGTAATTGCACCCTCTGTTGAGACTATTGATATTTGCGATTCAAAAAAGAAAACATATGAAACTCTTGAAGATATTATTCCAGTACCAAAAATTTATTCAAATACAGACTTGGATATTTGTTTTCCACTATATTGTAAACCTATAACTGGATATGGATCTCGTGATCATCAACAAATTGTTGATAAAGATATGCTATTGAAAGTTGATACTACACGCTATCTTTTATCCGAGGTACTAACGGGTTCAGAATATACTGTAGATTGTTTTACAAACCTTAATGGAAAACTATTATATGTATCGGGTAGAAAGCGTGATAGAACTCTTAATGGTATAAGTGTATACAGCTATACAGTAGATGATATTCCAGAATTTCAAAGTTATGCAGAACTGATTCAACAACATATTCCTATGAGAGGAGCATGGTTTTTTCAAGTAAAATATGATAGAGACGGTACTCTTAAATTACTTGAAATAGCTTGCCGAATTCCAGGTGCAATGTGCGTATCTAGAGTACGTGGAGTTAATTTTCCGATGTTAACAATTCTAGACTACGAACATTGTAATGTAGATCCAATACATCATAATACATTCAATGTAGAATGTCACAAAATTTATTCAAATTATTACAAGACATCTAACTTAAAGTTTGATAATGTATATTGTGATCTAGATGATACAATCATCATAAAAAATAAAATAAATACAGAACTTATAACATTTTTATACAAATGTATAGGAACAAAAAAAATAATACTGATCACAAGGAATAGTAATTATAAAGAGGTGCTAGATCGTTATAGACTACATATATTTGACGAACATATTCAACTCTCAAAAGACAAATATACAAGTGAAGAATATATTGAAAAGAAATCTAAATATATTCAAGATAATTCTATATTTATTGATGATTCATATATCGAACGAAAAGATGTCCATAATGCTATCTGTTTCTCTCCGAGTGATATTGAATTTTTACAATCTTACGTTTGATATTTAAGAGTATAGTATATATGAAAATTAATGATTCCAATATACGTTCCACGTGTCTTTAAGGAGTCTGCTAATCAGGCTATTGAAAGTGGATGGATTAGTTCACAAGGTCCTTTTATAGAAAAGGCATCAACCCTTCTGAAAGCTAAACTGAATATGCCGTATGTTGTTCTTCTTAATAATGGTACATCTGCAACACACATGCTTATTAAAGCATTGAAGTTTAAACATCCAAATATCTCAAAGATTTATGCACCTAATAATGTATTCGTAGCTGTTTGGAACACAATACTTTACGAATATGATAAAAACATCATTGAAATTTTGGATATGGATCCCAATACATTAAACATGAGAACAGATGAAGAGTACATTCTTTCATTAGACAAAAATGCCGCTGTTATGGTAGTTCATAATATTGGAAACATAGTTAATGTTCCAAGATTAAAGCGTCTTCGCCCAGATCTTATTTTCATAGAAGATAACTGTGAAGGTCTTTTTGGAAAATACGAAGGGATCTATTCTGGAACATCAGAAGCATCATTATGTTCTGCAGTTTCCTTCTTTGCAAATAAAACTATAACCAGCGGAGAAGGTGGCGCATTTTTTACACGAGATAAAGAAGTCTATGATTTCATTCATTGCTCTATCAATCATGGTCTATCTGGTAAAAAATATATATACAACGAACTCGGTTACAATTATCGTATGACCAATATTCAGGCAGCTCTTTTATATGATCAGTTAACGAATGTCGATAAGATTATTTCAGATAAAAAGAGGGTTTTTGATAGATACAGACAACAACTAAAAGATACTGTTATATTCTCTTCAACTGAAAAAGATACTGAATGTTCGAATTGGATGATGGTTTGTGGTCTTTCCAAACCTTATGATTTTATAGAATCCTATCTAAAGTCCAAAAACATTGATATTCGCCCTTTTTTCTTTGATATTACAGTTCATAAACATCTTCTAGATTTTAAATCGAAAAAAATGGACAACAAAATTAATTATTTTATGGTACCTTCATACCCAGATCTAGCAGATAAACAAGTTGATTACATTTCTAATTGTATTAAAAGTATACCTAACGTACATTTCTTAACATTTGCGAACACATCATATATGAGTTTAGATAGAATACATAAACAGGCAATTGATATGAATATTTTTGATACTATTAATCTTAAAAATGAACACGATATACCAGATTTTTTACAAAAACATCATAACTTTATTATGAATCATAAATATGGATTCGGTTATTACATATGGAAACCAAAGATTATTCTAGACACCCTTTCAAAAATGAAAGAAAACGATATTTTACTTTATTGCGATGCTGGTACACATTTAAATAATAAAGGAAGACATCGATTTTTAGAGTATATAAATACTCTTTTTGAAGATAAATATCATCTTGTCAATTTTTCAGCAAACGATTTTTATAAAACTCAACAGTTTGTAAAAAGTGATGCTATAAATGCATATTTTCCAGAACTTATGAAAAGAGTAGATAATTGTATGTATGCAGGTGTTATGATGATAAAGAAAACAAACAAATCTATAGCTTTAATACAAGATTATTTGGCATTATGTGAAAACTATCACTTTCTATCAGATGCACAGTCTATTACACCAAGCCATCCACTATTTATTGGAAATGATAAAGATAATGGCTTATATGCAATGTGTGTTTTAAAACACAATATTTCTTATTTTATAGACTCTAAAGAAGTAAATATTTTGGATAATTCTGGAAAACAACTCTATCTAAAGCCAAATGATAAAGGATGGTCTTTATTAGATGAGTTTCCTATACTTATTAAAAGAGATAGACCTGGAAACAACTAATGTTTAAAGATTTACAATACTGAAAACATAATGTCAAAAGCATATGTTATAAATTTAGACAAATCTGAAGATAGATGGGAAAGAATCCAAAAAGATTGGAATAATACATTTGAACTTGAACGGGTTTCTGCAGTTGAAGCATCTCCTGGATGGCATGGATGTTTTCTTTCTCATATAAAGATCCTTGAACAAGCAAAAGCAAGAGGGGATCCATATGTTCTTGTATGGGAAGACGATTGCATACCTAAAATTGGTAGGCATAAAAATGTTGTCAAAGAATTATGGGATGAAATACTACCAAATCTTATAAAATATATCGATAAATGGGATATTCTTATTGGTGGGAGTAGTACAACTTATGGAGCAGAACCTATATTTGATTCTGATCTTAGTACAAAAAATGTAAACGTTTTTAGACTTCCAAATGGAGCAACAACACATTGGACCTTTTATAACGCATCAATTTATGATAAAATTATAGATTGGAAGAATGGTATAAAAGAACGTCAAATTGATCAATATATGTTTGATATTGCAAGAGTATTTACAACAGCTCCATTTATGGCTGAACAGGCACCATGTTACAGTTTTCTTCGAAAAGAAGTCACAGATTATTCTGATCTGTTTTATGAAACTGAGAAACTCCTACTTTCTAAACAGGAATAGATGTCACAACTGGGAAATAATATCCTTTCGTATACAAATTACTATTGTTAAACCACTTTGATGGCATTATGTTCGGTCTTGCTGCGCTTGACTTTTACTAGAAAATTGCATTATATTAACAATTATTTAAGTATTAAACGTAAACCAATATTAATGAACCGTAAACCTGAAATTTTAGATGCCCTTGATACTCTTCGACGTTCTGAACTTTTAAACAAAGCCGATCCCACCGCTCGTTTCAAAGCTGTAGCCTATCTAAAAGTATATAAAGCCATCAAAGACCTTCCTTCCGTCACTTCTTTCGACGATCTTAAAGATATCAAAGGTATCGGCACTGAAATACGTGCAAAGATCAAAGATATTTTAGCAACAGGTAAATCTGCTTCTGCTGAAAAAGCTCGGACAGAATCCGTAGAAGTGGCTGATCAGCTTCTCAAAATATACGGTGTTGGTCCAGTCAAGGCTTCAGAACTTATTAAAGCGGGTATTCGATCTTTGGACGATCTTCGTAAACGCCCTGAACTTTTAAACGAGAATCAGAAACTTGGGTTGGAATACTATGAGGATATTAATAAACGTATTCCTCGTGCAGAAATAGTTCAACATCATCAGGATATTTTCGATTCTATTGAAGGCGATCTCACTATTGAGATTGCAGGTTCTTACAGAAGAGGTGCACCTAATAGTGGAGACATCGATGTTCTTGTCACAGGAGATCATACTGAGTTTGAAGATCTTTTGGATAAATTGTATGATGATGGGTATATCAACGCCTTTCTGTCGAGAGGAAAAAAGAAAGCATTAACGATTGCACATCTTCCAAGCAAACCTGCAAGAAGAGTGGATTTTCAGTATACAACACCTGAAGAGTTCCCCTTTGCTGTTCTGTATTTCACTGGAAGCGATCAGTTCAATATTGGTATGCGCAAATATGCTCTTTCAAAGGGATACAGCCTTTCTGAACATGGTTTAAAAAAGATGGATGAAGATGCTCCCGATGTTCCTCGTATCAAAAAAGAAGAAGATATCTTCAAATTCTTGGATTACAAATATGTAGATCCTTTTGAACGTTAAAGTTTTATGATTTCATAATAGTCAGAATCATCTGGCACAACTGGTTTCAAATATGGATATGTGAAATACAACTCTTCAAGCTTCTCTTTTGCCTGTTTTAGTTTTTCTGAAAGAGGCAATAGTTTTGAACTACTTGTTTTCCACTTTATACCTTCTAAATTCAAATCGATGCCAAATCTATCTCCATGAAGTCCATTCGCTTTAATGTACCATATATGTTTTGGAATGTCTTCTGGAGTTAATCCACAATCTTCAGGAAGGGTACAAGATCTTCTTTTCTTTCGACATTGATTCAAATTTTGTTGGCTCTGAGTTACTATTCTAAGATTCTCTTTTCGATTATCTAGCCCAACTCTATTAATATGATCAACTGTTTCTTTGGATCCCTTTCCATCGAATGTGAGTTTATTCATAACAACATTGTGGAGATATAACGTTTTTCGCTTACCTTCAAGTGTTAACGTAGAACCTATATATTTCCCAGATGTAACTGCATGCCATTGTCTTGTTTTGACTTTCTCATAATCATCTTCATCAATAAGAAATTTAAGTGGAGAAGAATTGTATGCGATTGTTCCAACAATATAAGCTTTTTCGTTATATGTCACATGTTTATATTCAACTGGAATAGGCTTTCTTCCACCAATCCCTTTACTTTGTTCACCTTCAATACAAATCATATTTTTATGCGTTGTATTGGATTTCAAGTTTTTATTTGCTTTTTAATTATTTGATCTTAAAATCCGTTTTAATTTTTAAAAATTAGTACACAAATAAAAATATAAGATATATGGGTGGTATATCAAATATTAATTTGAGTAGGCAAGGCCACCCATGCCGGACATCACGCGGAGCACGTTGTAGTTAACAGCGTAGATCCTGACCTTGGCAGTGTTCTGGTTCTTGACAGTGTTGACGGAGAGGGTAAGGTTGAGGGTAGCCTTGTCGATACGAGAGAAGTTGCAAGTACCGCTGGGCTGGTGCTCCTCGGGCTTAAGAGCGAAGGAGTACACGTTGATACCCACGGAAGGGGTACGAGTGTGGTGCTGGTAAGGCTGCACACGGTCGAAGTAGGGTCCCTCGCGCTCAGAGAAGCGGTCCTGACCGTTGAGCTGGATCTTGGCGACCTCAACGGGGTTCTTGCCCTCGCACTTAACACCGGAGGCAAGGATGACCTTGGCAAGGAGGTAGTTGGTGGTACCCTCGAAGATACGGTCATCATCAGCGAAGTCAGACTGGTTGGTGTAGATACCAGATCCAGTGGAGAGACCAGCGCCAGAAGCGAATCCAAGACCACCTCCACCAAAACCGCCAGGAGTAGAGATAGATCCAGTGAAAGTAGGAGAGCCAGCACCGGCACCAGCACCGACCTGAGAGTAGGGGATAGAGCCGTTTCCGTTGGTGGCAAGAGCACCGTTTCCAAGCACGTTGGTGACGATACCCTCAGTGGACCAGTCATCGGAGTAGTTGAAGGGCTGCTGTCCAGCGGCTTCAGAGATCCAAGGAGTAGGGGGAGAGTTGCAGTCGACGAAGGAGTCGCGCTGGACAACCCAGATGAGTTCCTTCACGGGGTGGTTGAAGTTCATCTGGATCTTGTTGGAGGAGGCAGTGACGGTCTCATCACCAGTGAACTGGACCTGATCGATCAGGTACTCGTGGGACTGCTGGGCGAAACGTCTGCGCTCTTCGGTATCGAGGTAGACGTAGTCGACGTAGAGAGAAGCAGCAACAAGCTGGAGCTGAGAGATGGCGTTCACACCGTTTCCGAGGGACTGGATGGTTCCAGCCTGGTTGAGGTAACCATTGGCGGTGGCAGCGGCGATGTTGTCTCCGTAGCAGCAGTTGTAGTTCTGCTCGAACTCCACGTTGATGCGAACCTCGTGGTACTGGAGGGCGATCAGGGGGATGGCAAGACCGGGGTTGCGGCAATACCAGAACTGGAGAGGGATGTAGAGAGTCTTCATGGGGGTTCCAGCGCGGGACATACAAGAGTTGGTGAGCTCAGAAGCAGCGCAGGTGGCATCGAGAGCGATACCGCCGGAAGACTTCAGGAGCACGAGGTCAGCAGAGTTACCCACCATCTCATCGAAAGAGACCTGGGTACCGACAGGCTGAGTGAGCTGAGTCCAGATCTGCATCCAGTCACCATACTGGCGGTCGATACGGGATCCACCGATCTCGATCTCAACCTGCTTGATGAGCCTGTGACCCACATAGTTCAGCCACCTGAAACGATCTCCACCAACAGTGAGGGACACCTGGGGAAGGGTAACCTGGATGTAGGTGCGGTACATCAGATCAGCATTTCTGCTGATAACGGCGGTTACACGGCGACCGAAGTCAGCCTGACCGTTGAAAGTAACTTCGATTGCCTCCATAGCGAAGTTAGTATGCCTCTTGTAGAGCACCTTCCAGAAGGTGATCTGAGGGTTGCCAGAGATATAAATATCCTGTGCACCATAGCTTACGAGTTGCATTAAACCCATTTAATCCTCGGGTAAATAGAGGGAAAACCCTCTAAATACCTTATCCAAAGCTCTCCATCTACGCTGGATGACATCAGTGTAAATTTCCTCTATTGGACTCTCCTTTCGAAGCGGATGGACTATACCTTATGCGAGAGGGTCACCCCTCACGCCCACCGACATCTAGTCTCTGAACTGCATCACAGAATCTTACGATTAAGGACTTGGCTGCGGATTATCCCTATCTACAACGTTTTTACCATGCCCATAAGTTTCCCTATGGTTCCACCCACTATCTTTCGATGTGGAGGTGGTAGTTGTAGCTTAACAGGACTTCCCTGCAATTTGACGGTGTTGCCCTAACATGTCATCGGACTAGCACTACCTTTTATAGCACTCTTGGCAGCAATTTTAATGCTTCACCGCCCATTTTGTTGTTATGATAAGTATCAAGAAGATTTTTTTTCGAGGCATCCGTGGCGACATCCTTTTTAGTCTCTGCGCGATTTTCAGCTGAAATATAATGTTGCCATTATAATTGTAAAGACTACTCCTTCGATATTTTAATCTTTTTTTCCTCTTATTTGTAATGATACCCAGTAGACCATATCCTACTCTTCCGCCACCTCAGCAGAAGATACCTATATGCGTTATTCCATTCCCTACAAGTGGTAAAAAACTTATAGATACTTTTAATCCTCGAGAATATTGGTCTTGGGGTGCAAATATTGAAGGCAGAAACTGTGTTCCTTTTCAAACTCGCAACGATCAACCTGTTCATCCTTGTAACAAAAATATTGTAGTCGAATTCACTCCTGGTTCAGGGACGTATATAGTTCCAAATATACCAGAAGTATCCAGTTGGACATTAACATATTCTATTATTGGAGGCGGGGGAGGTGGTGGTTCTCCTATTGTTTCAGAAAATGGAAATAATGCTAATGGTGGAGGTGGAGGTGGAGGTTCAGAATTATTAACAGGTAATGTGTCGGTTAATGTTGGAGATATCATCACTTATACTGTAGGGGCTGCTGGTACTGGAGGAAGTGGTGTAAAGACTGGTACTAGTACTTTTCCAATATTTTATAATTATACACCTACAGTACCTGCAACAAGTGGTTCAAATTCAACATTTTCAATTAATAGTAGTGTAATTGTAACATCGGTTGGTGGACTTTTTGGTACAGAAGGAACATTTAGTGGAGGTACGGGAGGGGACGGTGCTTATGGAGGTGGAGGTGGTGGGTTTAATGGTAATGGAGGTCTTGGAACAATAAATAATGGCTTTAATGGAGGTGGAGGATTTGGTCCTGGTGGTGCTGGAGGAGGCATTGGAGCAGGAGTAGGAGGCACTTCTTTTGGAGGTGGTGGTGGTGGAGGTAATGGTGGAGGTGCTGGTGGGGGTCAAACATATACAGGTTCAACAACAGCATCCAATTATGGTGCAGGAGGTGGTGGTGGAGGTATATCATTTGAAGGGGCGGGTAATTTTTTTCCAATAACAGGTGGTAATGGTGGAGATGGTCATCTAAAAATAATTCTGACACCAAATTGTTGATTAGTAATAATGAAGAAAACGAAGTTGTCATCGGCTTCGGATGTTATCACCCGAAAACGCCAACAAGGTATCACTGAACATTACATAATTCTCGATGAAAAAGATCAGCTTCCTATCGGTGGTATTCCTCATTCTCATCTCTACGATATTGGTCACGTTGTTGAAAAATATACAGACGAGTCCATAGAATACTTACCTTGCGCTAACGGTGTATCTTTTGTTCTTGGTAATTTTTCAACACTTTTCAGAAACAAAGATTCTCAAACAATAGTATTCACTCCTGGATCTGGAACATACACATTACCTGCAGGTCAATGGATTATCCAATATGAACTTATAGGCGGTGGTGGTGGAGGTACCGGTGGAGGTGGAGGTGGTTCAGGTTTGGTTAGTGGTGCTTTACTTTCTGGGGGTTGTACTCAAATTTCGTATACAGTTGGTGCTAAAGGATTAGGTGCTACTAATGTTAATACTGCAACAGATGGTGGAAATACAATCTTAAATATTTCAGGAACCATAATTTCCTCTACTGGTGGTAAAAAAGGAGGATCCGTATTGTCTTCAGGTACAGGTGGTTCATTCTCGATTGTTTCACCAGAGGGAGGAGATGGTAGTTACGGTGGAGGTGGACAAGGAAATTTTGGTGCGAATCCGTTGTTTCCTTTTTTTACTTCAAGTCCAGGAGCTGGAGGTATAAGTAGTATCAATACTAGTTTTAATGGACAACCTGGTAATACAAGCCCTCAAGATTCAATAGGAAATTATTCTGGAAATGCAAATGGAGGAGCAGGAGGAGGTGGAGGTGGAATTGGTGGAATCTCAACAATTATAACATCATCTTCTACTTATTGGTTATTGTTCACTGAAGTAAACAATATTCTTATTTCTGGAGCTGGTGGTGGAGGCGGACCAGGAGGTGGAGATGGTGGAGGCGTTCAAGGAGGCTTTACTGTTACCAGTTTTAGTGGAAAAAATGCAACTCAATATGGTGCAGGTGGTGGTGGTATGGCATCCCTTCCAAATACTTTTCAAGATTTCAATCTTGTAAAAGGGGGTGATGGTGGAGATGGTCATCTAAAACTAACTATTACTCGGCAGTAATTGCATTCAGATAACACGTTCTACAATACGGCTCATATGCATCCGCTCCTCCTACAAGAATCTGAGTACTTCCTCCTGTCTTTCTATAGCTGAACAGTGCTGGTGTTCCATCCGCACATTCTACACACATCGCAGTCAACTTTGTAACCTTGTCTGCCAAAGGAATACACTCCAAGATCTGTCCAAACGGGTTTCTGTTGAAGTCGCCATCGAGTCCAACAACAACCATGTCCTTGCCTTCACGTTCTACCATACATTTCACAAACAGAACAAGATCATTGAAGAACTGAGCCTCCTCAACGATAATCAGACTGTGATTGTTTGTAACCTCAAATGGAATATTCATAAGATTACGTGAAGTAAGCATACAATCAATCTTTACACCGTCATGCGTTACCACTTCAGGTTCATCTGAATATCTGTTGTCCAGAGATGGCTTCACTACCAAAGGCTTGATACCGATTGCTGAAAACCTTTTTACAATCGAATAAATGTGGCTCGACTTGCCACTAAACATAGGACCGCAAACAACTTCGAGAGACATTGTATGTTATAAAGTGTGTTCATTAAAATGTCTATTCGTTTTCATAAGAAAGATTATGTATGGCTATTTACGCTCATCAGGAAGCGATAGTTCCTTGAATTCATATTCGTTATATTCTGTAGGGAAATGGTACTCCTCTTCCGGAAGTCAGAATATTAGTGCAAAAAGAGCTGGACGTCTTATTCAAAAAGGTTCCATTAAAACTATTATCGATGTTCGTTCAGAAGCTGAATGGTCTGAGGGTCACTACGACGATGCAAAACACATTCCCATCCCTGATATCAATGAATATTCATTGAAAAAGAATCAGATCAAGAAAAGCGATAAGCTTATTCTCTATTGTAATGGAGGTCGACGCGCTAGATACGCTTCTGATTTATTAAAATCAATCGGATTTAATGATGTGTTTTATATCGATTCAGATTATCATTCTTTACCCAAGAACATACGAGGAGAGATATGCATAGCCTCAAGTTCCTGCAGCCAGAGCTTGACTGCATAAGGAATAGTCTTTCTTTCAAACCCAACCTTTGAATTACATGACTTACATTCGTACAATCCATCGATATCATTCATTGTTGCAAGAGATCCACATCCCCTACAGATACCTGTCTCGAATGGATCTGAAACATCCATCAGACGTTCCTTCGTAAACATAGAAGCACCATGAGTCAACATACAATCGCGCTCCATCTCACCTACACGAAGACCTCCATCACGCGCTCTTCCTTCACATGGCTGACGAGTGAGAGATACGATAGGTCCACGAGATCTGGAATGCTGTTTATCGATCACCATATGCTTCAACCTCTGATAGAATGTAGAACCAATAAAGATCTCCACTTCCATCATTTCTCCAGTCATGCCATTGTACATAATCTCATTTCCATATGGATGAAGTCCAAGCTCTTCCATCTGCTTTGTGAGCTCTTCCATCTTTAGATGCGAATAAGGAGTTCCATCTCCAACAGTGCCCTTTCGAGTACCAATACGTCCATACAGTGTCTCCAAAAGCTGAGCGATAGTCATACGTGATGGGACAGCATGAGGATTCATAATGATATCCGGACGAAGACCACTGGAGGTGAATGGCATATCACATTCATCCAAGATCATTCCAACAGTACCCTTCTGCCCGTGCCTAGAACTGAACTTATCTCCGATGGTAGGGAAACGCTCAGAACATACACGCACTTTGACGAAAGGATATCCGTCAGAGTTCTTGTCCTGCCAGATACCATCGACTCTGCAAGGTTCTGCACTCTTGTGTGTAGTGGAGAGATCCTTGTACAGATACCCGTGAGGATCATTTCGGAGATTCACAACCTTACCGATAACAACATCATTCTCCTGAAGAATAGCATTCTTGTGAGGAATACCATTATCATGGATTGCATGATAAGATGTGTTCTTGTATCCGCGTGTAGACTCCTGACGAGCACGTGCAAACCTTTCTTCACGACCAGAAGCTACATTTCTGTGCTCCTCATCCTTGTACATCGTATAGTACAGACCACGCATGAAACCGCGCTTCAATGAATTACGATTCAAGATCACAGAGTCCTCCTGATTGTAGCCAGAATAGCATGCAATGGCTACGATGGCATTCTCTCCGAAAGGCATCTTGGGCATTCCAAGAATACGAGTGATACGGGTCTCTACAAGAGGACGCTGAGGGGAACAGATGATGTATGCATTCTTATCGAGACGCTTCTGATAGTTTGTAGCATAGATTGACATCGCCTGTTTGCCCATAGCAGATTGATAGGTATTTCTGGGTGACTGATTGTGATCGGACAGAGGGATAGTAGCAGCCATATGACCCAAGATCATCTGAGGGTGAATCTCACAGTGTGTATGAAGAGGTGTAATGTCTTCAGGCATCATTGCGACTTTCACAACATCAGACTCAGAGGGATCAATGTATTCCACGCATGTTGAAATCCAATTGTTCCAGTTGCTCTTGTCTTCAGGTCCATCCATGAGCTTACCATCGCGTACTCTGAATACAGGACGCACAAGACGACCCGCATCTGTTTCTACAATAATAGTCTTTCCGATCACATTCCAAGCAATAGAAATATGAGGATGGATCTTACAGCTGGTCTTGGCATCCTTCAACGTCTTGTAAACATTGATAGGATCCTCCGTATGAGCGATGATAACACCGTTCACAACAATGGCAACCTCACCTGTAGAAGTAATATTCGAAACCCAACGAACTGTCTTGATCTCCTTCAATAGTTTTGTCACCACAAAGGAGGGAACATGACCAGAGACAGTAGTCATCAAACTCATTGTCTTCACAATACCTACAGAGTGACCCTCTGGAGTCTCCACAGGACAGACGAAACCCCAAGATGTACCATGAAGTTTGCGAGGAGCCAAGAGCTTACCAGACTTTTCTACAGGTGTCTGGATACGACGAACGTGAGAGAGTGTTGCACAGTATGACATCCTATTCAACACCTGAGACACACCAGACTTTGTAGCATTTGAAAGTGCTGTAGAGTTTGATGTACCGAGTCCCTGAACAGTGAAGTTACCAGTAGCCAATGCCTGCTTCATCTTTCCCTCAATAGACGAGACCTTCAAGATCTTGTACAGATTGGAGATAGAGAGGGCATCCAAAGGCTTCCCTGCACGCTTCCAGTTATCATTGTTGATCTCATGCACGAGCTTACTCCGGATATCCTTGCACACCTTCTGAAAGAGTTGGCGGAAAAGATGGGTCAAGAGCGCACCTGTGGTCACTACACGCTTATTTGGATAAGCGTCACGATCATCGAGACGAGTCTGAGTACGGGCTGTACTGATAAGCTTTTTCATCATAGAGACCAAGATGAGAATCTTACGAGCATTGATGACTTCAACAGTATTCTCTTCCTGAGCAAGATTTACATGAGGAAGAAACTCTGAAAGAAGAAGAGCTCGGATGTGAGCATGCTTGTCCTCTGAAAGAGAAGGATACTGAAGATGATGAGTCAGATACTCGATAGCATCTTCTTGAGTAAAGACGTTGATATCTGCAGCCTCTTTGAAAGAAGGAGCAAGATACTCATCTGCACCATCGCCGATACGGTCATGAATATCCTTATCAGAAAGTACACCTAGAGCTCGGAAGAAGACCATCAAAGGAATGTCTTCACGAAAACGAGGAATACAGATATTCAAAGGATATCCAAGACCGTTGAACTTCGAACTGATACGAATCTCAACCTTTTTGGGAGGCATTGTGAACGACTCGTGAAGAGACTTCATTTCTACAGAATGACTGAACTTAGAAGAGGACTTCTTGTTCATGAACACCATGCTTCTGTTGTCTGCAACCTTCTCTTGAGAGAGAATGATACGTTCACTTCCATGGATGATGAAGTAGCCGAAAGGATCGCCATTACACTCGCCAAGTTCAGAGATAGGTGTACTGAAATCTTTGAGGACGCACAGAGATGAACCCAACATAACAGGAATCTTTCCCATAGAAATACCCTCAAACGTCTTAGTCTGTTCGACAATCTCGGTTAAATTCGGTCCGCTATAACTGCGAACGGTGAACTTAACATCGACAAACATCTGAGCGGCATATGTGAAGTTACGCACACGTGCCTCATATGGAAGCATCTGTTTCAGACGACCGGTGGCTTCCTGAATACGAGGTTTCATATAGGAGACATTGTCGAAAGAGAGACGGAATTCATATTTGTATTTCTTTGTTACTTCATCTTGTTCATGCCATACAACGATAGACGGTGTTGAGCGAAGAACGAGAGGAATCTTATTGTAAAGGAAGTCTTCGAACGGTTCAATCTGACCTTCTGAGAAACGGCTGACGCCATCCTTAAAGAAAGTACTGATTGCCTCGTCCCACATCTTGTTAATAACCTCTAGCTCTACCTAAATTAGAATATCCATTTTGAATAATAATAGTATGCCTGGAGACGCTTCCCCTGGAATTGCTTATAAGATTAATAAAATCATTAGCGATGACGATCCAAACTTCGGTAAATCTCCGTTAAAAGGTGGTGGTGATGGAGAGATTGGTGCGCATCGTACTGGATATGACATTAGTTCAGATGTGATCCCTAAATATGGAATGCCTTCTGGACCTGGATTTCCTGCAGGTGATCCGGCTGGAGGCAGACGTCGTAGAAAGACAGCAGCCCGTACATTTCCTCGTGGCATTCTGAGAAAAACACATAAGATTATGCCTATGCGCAACCCTTCTAAAGCCCCTCCTACTCGTAAGAGATCTGTTCTTCTCGTATCTGAAAAGAAATTGAGAGAAGCAAGAAAAACAGCGAAAAACAAGGCTGCAAAGACTGAAATAAGCACTATTCGCAAAAGGCTGATCGAAAAGAAGATCATTTCTTCAGAAAAGAAAAATATACCTCCTGCCGTTTTAAGAACATTGTACGCCGATGCCGTTGGTGCGGGTTTGCTCAGCAATTAACTTTAATTCGTTTAAACAATGACAAAAGCGTGGGGACCACTCGGCTGGGCAACATTGCATTCTGTTGCTGCATTATATCCCGATGAACCTTCTGAATTAGAAAAAACTCTGATCACAAAGTGGATGGATTCTTTTCGGAACTGTATTGTTTGCACAGTTTGTAAAGATCACTTTACAGCACTTTTAAGGGATTACAATTCATTATATCCTAACTGGAATGCATCTCGGAAAGATTTCAGTCTGTTTGTTTTGAGAGCACATAACACTGTAAATGTTCGTCAACTTGGAAGGAAATCTCTCTCAATGGATGAAGTATTTCCAAAATTGAAACAGTACGTATCTCCTGAACAAGCAGCAGCAAAACGCAAAAGCTATGTCGTATATATTCGTGCAGATTGGGGAAAGAGTTTGAACTTTGATGGATTCACTGCTGCAAAATACATCAAAGAACTTATATTGATTGAAACCGAATACTGGTCGAACAGACCTTCTTTTACTTGGGATGAAATACGCAAACTTGTTGAAGGGGAAAGTATAGAAGCGATTGCTGGATCAAAACCCGCTCAACGATCTATATTCAATGCTGTTCAAGGCTCAAAACCCCCTCAACGATCTGTATTCAATACTATTCGAGCACCTACTACTCGTCAACCTGTTGCTACTGCTGCTATACAGGCTCCTATAAATGGAAAACCTCGATTCTCGTTTCTTTCTCGATAGGATTCCAAGGTAATGAAATCCTAGGCTTACATTCCCATGCATATCTTTTCATCCATTGCAGTCTCGTTTCTGTTTCCTCATTGTAAAACTCATCAGGAAAGAGCACACGTTTCTTATTCTTTTTTAGAGATACACTTGGCAAGATAAACTGAAGCTGATTCAATGTCTTGAACGTTAACTTTTCATTAAACTTTGGTCTGTCTACCATTTTTACATCCATTAGATGACCCAATAAAGGCGCATCCGCATACGGATACACCCAGTTCCAATCGGGAACCTTATTCTCCAAAAAATAGGAAAGAGTCCACTCATACGACTTGTAGAACGCTGCCACTACAGGTGTTACATCTTCAACACCATCCAACATATGAAGAGCATATCTTTCTTTCAAATATTCTCCATCATTTCCAAAAAGCATTCTCTCATACGATTTATTTCTATGTTCAATGATATCCTTCAATACAGAAACCTCATGACTTGCTGCTGTTCTCAGAAATAGAAACATACCCTCTTGTGTTGTCAAATCGGGACTTCCAGCTTCTGCATAATATTTCAGAGCACGATCATGTCCTTTTTCTCTTAATGAAAAGATACCAATATTCGGCATAAAATCATTTCCAAAACACATAATACACATTCTCAGATACTGTTCAATAGGTATATCAATCTTGTCTGCAAGCTTCCATACAGACATCGTAGAATATCCTGGAATATCCTTATTAAAGTTTGCATTCTCTCTCAAAAGATTGAAAGAATATGGATTTGATAGCTTTTTCTGAGCAAGACAGAGTAGAATAAGATCGGCATCCAATCCGTAGACTGTGATAGATCTTCTTGTTTTAGGATCCAATGTCTTCAACCATTCTAACAGTTTGTGTTCTCCTTCTCCAGGAACAGATGTATCTGAAAGAATAGCAGAAGGAAATGCCTTTCTAACCTCTTCTGCAAGCTCTTTCATATACCCTGTCTCAGGCGAGATCTGATGTCTATCAAATACAGGTGTTTCATCAGACTTTCTAAACCTTCTGTATCTCTGCTGAACAAGTTTACCATACGGTACAAGCCCATCCATCGCAATATAGACATGTTTTGTGGCTTTACAGACTTTTGTTGTAAGGTCCCGTAGAGCGACAATGATACTTTCAATAGGCTTAGAATCGTTCATATATGTGTGAATCAGACAGTTAAAGTCTATTGCAAGAATATCAGAAGTCATACCATCATGTACCCTATTTACTATACCCTTGTGTTGACGAATCAACGATGCAAAATAATACGGAATACCCATATATTAGAAGCGACTGCTCTATGAAAATAGGTGTACTATATAATGAAAAAGTTTTTTGGTGGTCAACTCGGTGTCCCTGAACCTTCCGGAATGGGCATTGGAAAGATGATAATGTATGCCGTCATTGGAATTGTTTTGATATATGTTCTGTACAAGGCTTTCAAACCTTGCCCCCCAACTCTTCTGAAGAAAGAGAAATTCTCTGCTGGATGCCCATGCAATAAGAAAAAGTCATCTTCAGTATGGACTCCGTTAATGTAAATAAGTGATGGACGATCAATTGGTCCCTTGTAGAGCGCTTACGTTAAATGGATTGCCGTGCTGTAGACCTATTTTTTCAAGATATGTACACTGTGGACGGCATGGATTAAATCCTATGATTGTTAATGCTGATTCAGATGCATTTCAAGGATGGAGACAAGGTATAGTAACAGTGCCTACTAGAGATCATAATTATACTATTTCTGCAGATCCCCTTCATAGTGGTAAAAAGCACAATGTTCTCGAAAAGAATAACCAAACTGTTCACGTTTCAAGTGTTGTTAAAACAGCAATCTCTGGTGCAAACTTTTTGTTAATACATAAACCTGTATCTTTGAAGAAGGCTATTAAGTTTGTAGTAGATGGTAAGTGGTATCATATGTTTCTTCCTTTCTGTAAGAAAAGTTCTGTGAAAGATCAAATTCAAAAACTTTGCAAAATTGATAACCCAGTATACAATATTGTTTATAAAGATCTTTTCTGTTCTGCTGTAGGATTCGCTTTAAAACAGAATGCTGAAACACGTGAACTTTTGCGTGAACGACTTCGAACAGAAATAGATGAAGGTATTGGATACTGTCTTCAAGGAAACTTTGCAAGACTTGTGAATGCATTCTCTTCTATCATTCCAGAAATCCAAGTGGGTATATCTCCTAAAGAACAGCTTCAGAACAGATTTGGTCAGATTTCTAAACTAGATAAAACAGCCGAAGAAAAGATTGATGAAGGTAGAAAAGCACTCCAAGAACTCGAGATTCCTGAAATAGATTGGGACTTCTGGCTTGAAGCACTATAAAAACGAACCGAATTAGACTCTGAATTAATAAGTATCAGTCAAGATGTTATCAGGTATAGTTCATCTCAAATCTAAAACGGTCTATGGGTTTACTTCAAACAAGACACCCATATATTTGTTCCAACCTTTCGATACTTCTATTGAACCATTCTTGGTCGGATGTTCAGAAAAGGATCGGTCTCAAAATATCATTGGTCTTGCAAAGATCATTGAAACTTCAGGAAGAATTTGTAGAGGTGCTCTTGAACAAGTACTTGGAAAATGCGGTGATAGATCTGCAGAAGAACAAGGAATCTTATGGAGATATGCACCTCTTCGATGGAACCCTCGTAAGTTACCGTTTATCGAAGAACCTCTCTTCAACAACAGACTCGTTCTCGATGTACCCACCATTAATATTGATCCAGAAGGTTGTACAGATATCGATGATTGTATCTCCATCTGGGATGACAAGATTGCAATCACTATTGCAGATGTGCATGAATGGATTATAACAAATCCTTGGTTGGCAGAAAAAGCGTCTCAGATCGGTCAGACAACATACAATAATGGTCAGATTGCGAACAGAATGCTTCCATCTATTCTTTCAGATGAACAGTGCTCTCTTCAACCGCTTAAAGAAAGATTAGGGATGTCTTTGATATTCAATCATGATCTGACAGATATCCATATCGAACCCACAGTCATCATTAACAAAAAGTCATATTCATACGAGAATGTGAAAGATGCTACAGATTTCCCTATAGATACACTTCAACAGATTGTCGAAAAAATAGCAGGAGAAGAAGTGAATGATCCTCACAAATGGGTAGAACACTTGATGATATTCTATAATAAGTTTGTAGCTTCTACTATGGGATACGGTCTATGGAGAGGACATTCTCAACCTTCTCTCGAAAAGTTAAACAAGTATTCTAGCTTTGGAAATGATCTTGAAAAACTTGCACACTCTTCTGCACTCTATACGCCTATACCTTCAACACATTGGGGTCTTGGCAATATAGTATACTGTCATGCAACATCACCTATCCGAAGATGGGCGGATGTTGTCAATCAGGGTTCTATCAAAAATAGATGTGTAGACTATCAGCTGAATCAACTTAACACTTCTTCTAAAAATGCAAAGAAATATGAAAGGGATATCTTCTTTCTACAGAAACTCTTTGAAGAAGCTTCTAAACTAAAAGATTGTACTGTTCTAGATTCCAATGAACATAGAAGCAGGGTTTGGGTTCCTCTCTGGAATCGTATTATCACACTCAATAAAGGAGACTTTAAAGAGGGTGAAAAATTGTTAATCGATTATTATTTAAATTTGGATGCGCCTTCATGGAAGAAGAGAATCGTATTTAGAGTCGAAGATACAAACTCTCAGGAACAACAACATCACGAACAATCTTCTGACGTAGGTCCTTGGTAAGCTCCAACTGTTCTAGATCACCAGCAATAGTAGCCATTGTAATCCATTCGTCCACTAGATTTGCCATTTTTAGCATGGCTCTGATAAAGTTTCCTTCATACATGTCATAGTCTTTGCAAATCGTACTAATATGCTCTCCATTCAACCAACGGATAATAACATCTGCCCAATAGAAGCTCAAATCCCAGTTTGAATTTATTCTTAATTTTGATTCTGAAGGGATGAACTGTGTATTCACACTATAGATAAGTGTATTGATTCTATTTTTTGATTCATCAGAAAGGAAATGACAATCATTCAGCGATACTGTCTCATCCTTTTCTGCAAAGACTGCCAAACATCCTACAAGCTGTTCTACACTCAAATTGTGGAAGATCTTGTTCTGAAACACATACGGCATCAGAAGAGGGTGACCTTCATGTACATTTGCAGCCAGACGCCCAAGATCGCCTTCCATAAAACGAAACTCGTTCAAGAACGTAATACGATCCTCAATCTCCGCATGATATCCCTTTGAAAGAAGCACCTCTTCTTCAAGCATCCGAATTGTAGAAGTGAGAATCTCATGTTTTTGATATTTGTTAATCTCATTCTTCCACATAGGCGTAGAATGGTCTTCATGCCAGTCTCTGATCTGATTAAGTGTTGTCTTACGAGAAGCATTTCTCATCATTACAACCTTCTCTTCAAGCTCTTTCACATGCCTGATATCAGCCATCACAATATCTGAAAGATTGATATTGTTCCGCTGTTCATATAATGTATCGATCTCACGCTCTCTATGCTTGATGCTTTCAAGTGTTTGAGAATACCAGAAAGACTTGGCTGCAATCTCCTTCCAATCCATAGAATGACCATTGAAGGTCTTGATAAGGAAGTCATAACCGAAGTCCATCTTTGAAGAGATCTTCTGAGACCCACCAGTCATCATCTTTTTTACTTCTTCAAGAGAAGCAGGCTCGCGATCGGGCAAATACATCACAATACCCTTGTCATCCTTTCCTCTGCGTCCAGCACGTCCAGCCATCTGAATGTACTCATCACTCCTCAACATACGAAGACCAGAATCATCGTGTTTTGTGTAAGAAGTGAATACGACCGTCTTTGTAGGCATGTTGATACCGACTGCAAAGGTCTCTGTAGCGAACAAGAGCTTAATGAAACCCTTTGAGAACAGAATCTCCACAATCTCTTTCAGAATAGGAAGAAGACCACTGTGATGGAAAGCAATGCCTTTTTCAAGAAGAGATCTCAACTGAAAGTACTGGTTTGTCTTGAGAACATGAGGGTACTTGTGAAGATGGAAGTCAATGATATGTTTAACATCTGCGGTCTCACATCCTGTTAGAAGATCGGACTGAACAGCTCTGGCATACTCTTCGCATTTTGCACGAGAGAAGACGAAGAAGAGTGCAGGCAAGAGTGTCTGAGACTCAAGCTTCTTTACAAGAGTGTTGATACGGTGCACATAGGAATGAGTCTTCTGATCCCGAGAAACGGGAGCTTCTGAATAACCATCTCTGCGTCTGTCTGCAACCTTCTTCTGATGTTCTTTCTCTTTCTTCTTCTGAGTCTCCAAACTGATCAGCCAACGTCTGTAAGTATCACCATCAAAGACATCCTTTGCATTCATGACAACCTCATCCTCAACCATGTGAACCAAAGGAACAACACGATATTGAGTAGAAATGAGATGAACAGATTTCTGCTTGACATCTCCAAGCCATGAAGCAAACACTTCAGGTTGGGCAATGGTTGCAGAAAGAAGAACAAGATTGATCTCAGGAGGTAGAAGCATCAAACACTGTTCCCACACCTTTCCGCGATCGGGATCATTAATGTAGTGAACTTCATCGAATACAATGGCATCCACATCGTTCAATGTGAGATCGACAAAGGACTCGTTCGGGGTATCTTTCTTGAAGAGAAGATTGCACAAGATTTCAGTAGTCATTACAACAACATCAGCTTGAGGAGCAAACTTGATATCACCGGTCATGATACCAACAGAATAACCTAACTCTTTCAAATCATGAAACTTCTGGTTTGAAAGGGTCTTGATAGGAGTGGTATAGAACACACGCTTCTTCTTTTCCAATGAAACCTTGATCTGATATTCTCCGACCAGAGTCTTTCCAGAACCTGTTTTAGCGGTCACAAGCACATTCTCGTGTTTGTTGATGGCATCGAAGGCATATTTCTGGAAGGGATCAAGAGGATAGGGATAAGGGTTCTCTACTTCAGGGGCAGGTACGTTAAGATTGGCAATCTTCAACATATTGTATGGTTAGTATGTTCAAGTTTAAATAGAATCTCAGTCCATTTTTGTTAATAAGAATACTTGTATGTAAATAATGAATATAACAGTATATTTGATTATATATCTCGCACAGGTTGTTGTAACATTTCCTGAATTCTGGAACACATGTGGACGCCTAAATTTTGAAACATTTTTACTTTATTTTGCTCATCATGCTCTTGATGTATTCCTGTTTTGGTCTTGGTTCTTTTTAGTAACACGCAGAGAATACATTGCACATTTGATAGCACTACTAATTGTATCGGTTCATTGGGTAACAAATAACAATAATTGTATTGCAACCGAATACATGAACAAACTCTGCGGTTATAAACAAGATCAGTGGTTGTCTTCATTCAAAAATATGTTGGGACTAAGAAAGTATACTGAATATTTCTTATTTATTTGGCTTGGAATTTTAGGTATTCGCGATATTTATTACATTTTTTAAATATATCTCACTCTATTTTATAATACGAATAGATAACTGATATCCAGAAAACAACAGTTCATATTTATCTTTGTATTCTTCTAAGAATCTATCGACACCTTTTTTTGTTACAATATCGCCATGTTTCCAAAGATAATCGTCAAATAAAACAATACTTTTATTTTTCATTTTTATAAATATATTTGTAATATCCTTATACACTTGTTCTGGACTGTGGTCACCGTCAATATAGCAAAAATCAATAGAATTGTCATCTAAATTTGGAATTATGCTATCGGAATAACCTTTCATTTCTATAATTTTTGGTATATTTGCTGTATTGTGTTTGAATTTGATGTATTGACCATTACATGCATAATTCCAAAAAGCCATTTGATCATTCCCCTTGACATATTCATTATCAAAAGGGTCTATGCAAAACAAAATGCTATTTTCATTTTTACAAAGATGATCGTGAATTAGAATACTTCCTTTACCTTCAAAAGACCCAATTTCTACACATTTCATAACTTCAGTAGGTTTTGTTGGATATAAAATATCTAGACTGTTTTTTAGATTCAAAGTTAAATCACAAGAATACATGTTATTATTCCATACACATATTTATTGGTGAGCACACTGTATTTTTGTTAACTTATCTAATGAATACATAAACGAATGAAATTCGCTTGGTTATTAGGATTATTTGCATCTGTGCATGCCGATATGTGTAGCACTGCGGTTTTATTGAAAAACGGCACAAATGATCGTATATCCAATTATTTTAATGTTGTACACGGTTCATATATTACACATGATGGTAGCCCGAATGTACTAATAGGCACATCACCTTCATGTGTGAATAGTTTTGTAAGTGGTGTAGAACAGTGTTTGTGTACGTATTCAAATGGAGCATCGAATTTAGGCTGTCCAGCACCCAGAAAGGGGTATGTTACGTATAAATATGGTTCTGCAAACTCAACAGCCTTTTCTACTGAAAATCCTATATGTAATTATTACTTTTTAACGACCTTTTTCACACCTTCTCCTACCCCGACATCCTCTCGTACTCCTTCTGTTACTCCCACATCCTCGCGTTCATCCTCTCGTTCTGTAACAGCTTCACTTTCAGTCTCGCCTTCTGTCTCTCCATCTCTTTCTCTTTCGCCTTCACTATCGCCTTCACTTTCGGTGTCCCCTTCTGTCTCCCCATCTATTACAGTATCATCTTCTGTCTCCCCATCGCTTTCTCTTTCGCCTTCTGTCTCGCCATCTATTACAGTATCGTCTTCTGTCTCGCCATCTATTACAGTATCGTCTTCTGTTACATCATCAGTATCGCATACACCATCAATTACTGTAACGCCTTCTATTACAATCTCTGTAACACCTAGTCTGACTCCTACTGTAACGCCTAGCATGACATCTTCAATAACACCTACTCTATCGCCTAGTGTAACATCTTCAGTATCTCCTACTGTAACATCTTCAATAACACCTTCAGTATCTCCTACTGTAACGCCTAGTGTAACATCATCATCATCAATTACAGTAACATCTTCTTTAACACCATCATCATCAATTACTGCAACATCATCGGGTTCAAGCACTGTAACACATAGCCTGACTCCTACTGTAACGTCTACTGTGACTTCTTCAGTAACATCCACTGTAACACCGTCATCGTCAATTACTGCAACATCTTCAGCATCAAATAGTATAACATCTTCAGTATCATCCACTATAACACCTACTGTAACTCCTACTGTAACATCTACTGTAACACCTAGTCTAACTCCTACTGTAACGTCCACTGTAACATCTTCAGCATCAAATAGTATAACATCTTCAGTATCATCCACTATAACACCTAGCCTGACTCCTACTGTAACACCTAGTCAAACTTCTACTGTAACGTCTTCTGTGACTTCTTCAGCATCAAATAGTATAACATCTTCAGTAACTCCTACTATAACATCTTCAGTAACTCCTACTATAACGTCTTCTGTAACACCTACCATAACGCCTAGTGTAACGTCTTCTGTAACACCTACACTATCAGCATCAGGTCCTACTCATTCTATTAAACGAAGTCGTTCATTAACACGTACTGCAACACGTACTACAACATCTACAGTAACGTCTACAGCAACATCGTCTCCTTCTACATCCTATTATTTTCGTGGTCAAGCATTTATCGATCCAGCTAATGAAGAAGCTGCTAAAGAAGCCTCTAAAATATCTACAGGCACAGCATTGGCTGGTGCAGGGGCTGGTGTTGGTGGTCTTGGTGTGGTTTTCGCAGTTGTTCAACATATACGAAAACCCAAGACTCAAACTAATAACAATGATACTGTCGATAATAACAACGATGACGACAACAGTAAGCGTCGTGTGTCTGACAATAATAACAGCGATGACAACGGTAGCAACGAAGACAACCGTAAAACTTCTGACGAAAGCCGCGACATCAATAATAACGAGGACGATGAATACAGGAGAAGAGAAGAAGACGGAGGAGAAGAAGGAAGAAGAGAAGACAACGGAGGAGAAGATGACTACAGAGGAAGAGGAGAACAAAAAGAAAGTGAAAATTCTGTAGTTATCAAAATTAAAAAACCTATAGAGTCCACTAAACTCGAACTAAGTCCAGAAGACTTCAAACAGATAACAGAAATGCTTAGACTGAACAAGAAGACATTTAAGATCTTGTAATATACTTCTGCAACCTTACAGTCAACTCTTCTTGACTAATGTCTGAAGTAATACGTTCAACATTTGGACGAAGATCAAGCCATTCATGATGAGCCTTATCTAGATTTTCAAGATACTCTTTAGAAATGTTTTCTTCTCCAAGTCTTCCACGAATCTTAATACGCTCAACGCATGTTTCTACATCTGTAGTAAGCCATAGAATACCTGCAACATCCATTGATCCAAAATTGTCGAACCACATGTTGTACAACTGCATTTCCATATCATCAATAATCTTGTCTTTGTGAAGCATCTTTGCAAAGACAAATTTATCGGTCAGAATAGACCTTTCAGTAATATATAGTTTGTATCCAGGATTCTCTTTGATCGCATTATTAATATGAATAATTCGTGTCAAGATCGCTGCATTCTGAAACGTATACGCCCACCTACGCTGATCTTCATAGAAATGTTGAAGGATATTCTTTTCATTCACATTGAACTGTTCCCATACGCCTACAGGCTCTTCGATAACATATACATCAGGAATACACTTCAACTTTTTCAGAAGAGTAGTTTTTCCTGCACCGATATTTCCATCCAAAGAGATTACAGCCATTTTTAAGTGATAGTAAAAAATGTGGATACAACCGGTATCCGTTTTGATATTATATCAAAAGTTGTTTTGTTATTTATATTTATACGATGTAATTCAGGGCAGGAGTAGGAGTGAACATTTGTTTGGCTGTATCGTAAGTAAGAGGGTTTCTGCGAGGACTTTCATCCTCAAATCGAATAACCTTTGAGTTCTTTGCAACCCTTTTACGATGCTGAGCATATTTGGCTCCACCAACCACACCGACAACTGCAAGAATAGCACCAAACACTACAGCAATGCCTGTGATCGCACCAAAGTTTGCATTATTGTTATTTGAAGTAGAGATACCGTCTTCAGAAGAAGCAGTATTCATATTTGCAGAAGAATTAATAGTTGTAGAACCCACAGAAGAAGCGAAATCGACAATAGCAGGATCAGAAGCAATAGCAGATTGAAGAACAGTAGGATCGACACTAAGAATTTCAGCAGTAGGATCGGTCATCACATAGTTCACAACAATATCACCATTCACAGATTGAAGCATACGTGCGAGAGCAGGAGAAGAAGTATTAGTCTTGTAACATCCAACCAGAGGAACTTCGACAGTAGAAAGTACTGAAATGTCAAATGGAACATTAAACTTTGTTCCGTTAATGTATCTTACGATCGAAGTGATTGATACCTTTTCAATATCAACATGGAACATACATGAAAGATGTACCTGAAGTTCTTTGATCTTATCGATAGTTGTGATGGAAGCCTGAGGGAATGTAAGAGCACCAGAGATAGAGGTACCGAACAGAGGCTTCTTGCTCATAACAGCAGTGAACCAAGGGAATCTTGAGAATTTAGGACTTATACGCGGAGACACTCTGCGAGAAGGAAGGGAGACAGTAGTAGCAGCATCACTGATGGGAGAGCGATCGGGAGAAGAAGAAGGAACACTAGAACGGGATGCATCAATCTGCTTCTTATACGTCATGCTAGGCGTAGATGAAACAGAAGGGCATGGGATGTACTCTGCTTCAGTCTTAATCACGCATTTCGAACCGTCAAGAGTAAACCTTCTATCCTTGCACCAATATCTGATAGTAGAACCTCCACTCTGACCTTCAGGAGTATCAGGGTAATCAACAATCTCATATTCAGCATCAGTCTCATAGAAACAAATGGGAACCCTAGAATCTGCGGTTACAATGAGTTTGTATACAAATTCAAGGTCGATAGGACATACCCAATCTCCGCAAGGAGCATTTGAAGGGCTGGCAGAATATGTATCGTCCTCAACCTTAGGAGTCATAGAAGGACTGGCAGAGTATGTATCCTGCTGAACTTTAGGAGTCATGGACGGAGAAGAGCTCTCACGATTCACAATCTCTTTAGGAGTATTTGAAGGACTGGAACTGGGTACAATTCTGAGAGTCATAGAAGGGCTTGTAGAATATGTATCCTGCTGAACCTTAGCTGTCATTGAAGGAGTAGGAGTAGATGAAACAGAAGGGCATGCGAGCCATTTTGCATCGGTAAAACCTTCGCACCAATATTTCTCTGCTTCAACAGCTCCTTGAATAGTAATCAACTTTGTACCTGTTGGACAGTAATATTTATTCCATGAACCGCCAGTGACTCCTTCAGGGGTTTCAGGTAAATCAATGATATCATACTCAGCTGATTTGTAATATTTGCAAATTACCTTTCCATTTACATTCGTTACTTCATATTCAGCAGGGCATGACCAGAAATTGCAGTCGGGTTTACGAGTGTAAAGAGGCTCTACAGGACGGTTAGTATACTCGTGCACATCAACATTAGAAGGTCTGGCAGAAGGGCTTACAGTACGTTCAGATACTACAGTGTCCACAACCTTAGGCGTCATTGAAGCAGACTGAGTACGTTCTACAGTATTAGTATCCACAACCTTAGGAGTCATTGAAGCAGACTGAGTACGTTCTACAGTATTAGTATCCACAACCTTAGGAGTCATTGAAGGTGAAGAGCTTTCACGATCTACAACCTTAGGCGTCATAGAAGGAGAAGAACTTTCACGATTCACAATCTTAGGAGTCATAGAAGGAGAAGAGCTTTCACGATCTACAACCTTAGGCGTCATTGAAGGAGAAGAGCTTTCACGATTCACAACCTTAGGCGTCATTGAAGGAGACTGAGTACGTTCTACAGCAACTTTAGAAGCACTAGCACTAGAACTGGGCACAATCCTGAGAGTCATAGAAGGAGTAGATGAAACAGAAGGGCAAGGAGTCCATACTGCATCGATAAATCCTTCGCACCAATATTTCCGACTTTCAACAGCTCCTTGAATAGTAATCAACTTTGTACCTGTGGGACAGTAATACTCGTTGTAGAAACCACCTGAGTTACCTTCAGGACTGTCTGGAAGAGTAATCTGATTGTATTCTGCTGATTTGTAATATTTGCAAATTACCTTTCCATTTACATTCGTTACTTCATAATCAGCAGGGCATTTCCAGAAATTGCAGTCAGGTTTGCGGGTGTAAAGAGGACTAGAACTCTCGCGATTGATTACAGCCTTAGAAGCACTAGAACTGGGTACAACCTTAGGAGTCATAGAAGAGCTTTCACGAGTCTCTACAGATGAAGGAGAAGGTGAAGGTGAGCAAGACTGAGGAGAATACAGAGTAGTGTAATCATGTACGCATGTGTTATCCGAATTCAGAATATAGTTTGAATTACAAGTACCGTTGATAGCATCTGTAACAATTCTGCACGAGATTGTCTTTGTCATGGAGTTGTATGCGTAAGGAATGCCACCCTTTGTACAAGGATTGAAACAGAGTGAAGGGACTGTGGATGAATGATCATATGGGCAGGGTACATAACCACATGCAGTCAAATCACCAGAAGCGCATCGTCTTGCAAGAATCATGCATTCGTCAGTTGCATCATTACAGCACTTGTTCGGAGTAGTTGAAGGAGAATGTTGTTCGAACACTTGTACAGGAGAAGGCGAAGCTGAAGGGCAGTCCGTAAAGAACTGAACAGGGGGGTACGACATCTCGCATAATGCATTTACAGGATTAAAGATATATCCTGCAGGACACATACCATCTGCTGTCATAGGCACACTATCGATGCATTTTCCGTTTATAAGATTTCCACCCTGAGGACAAGGATTGCAAGAGTCTCCTACGACAACAGAAGGCGAGGATGAAGTACAGGGAAGTATGCTACAGTAGTATCTGTTTCCAGAAAGACAGAGCCTTGCATATTCTTCACACTGAACAGCATCCGAACAACATGGAGCCGGAGTACTGAGAGCATTAATCTGTCCATTAACAGAAATCGCTGCAAAAGCTGCTAATGCTTTTAACATGTCGGGGTTTGTATTTCTCAACGAAAAAAATGTTCTTTATCCGTTTTTGTCTTTTTTTAGAAAGCTTCAACAGCCTCAATCCAAGGTCCCCAGTTAGTCTCAGGGATCCCAATCTCTCTCATAAACGCCTTTGCGCGCTCAATCTTGTTTCCTTCTGAATCCATCGCAATCGCTGACATCTTGTTCTGAAGCATCTCCTGCTTTGAGACGGGCGGTGTAATGCCATCGATGTATCCGCTCAGAATATTGCAGATTCTGGACAGATTGCCCTGTGCGCACATGCCCTCATTGTCTGTGAGCTCCTGTGAGACACGCTCATAGAGTTCTGTCTTTTCTGTTTGTTTTTCAATATATGCAACCACGGCATCAAGTGCACGGGTATATGCTGTTTCAATCTCATAAATACTTATCTTTTCTGTATAGAACCTCACAGCCTGCATAGTGGCGGCATCAGAGAGGTTGCAGTTGGTCAAAATCAGACCAAGTGTCTTCTGGTTGGCGGGGACCTCGATGGTCATCAACGTGTCGAAGATCTGCTTGATATAGGATACGGTAGCAGTTCTGTGTACGTTCTGGGCATCGTTGCCGAATACCACCAGTTCTGCCTCTATCCTGACCACCAGACCTGTTGAGAGCACATTGATATGCCTCTGACCAAGAAGGCTCAAGTTCCTGAAGGCTCTCTCAAACTCCTCCTGCAGAGGAACATGAAGAGTGTTCCATCTTGCGTGAAGACCACGCCTCAATTGAATGGAGACATGATCCTCCTTGTAGAGATCCTCAAGAGGCACAAACATACCGGCTCTATCGAATTTCACACGGAGGTATTCGAACCAATCGTGCATGAGAGGAATCTGGTGCTTGAGCTGATTAGGAACACGAGCTTCAGCTCTCAGTATACCTCCACGCTGAGGATGATGCTCCTCGATCTCCTTCTTGAACTTTGCAGCAAACTGACCGAGATATCCAGCATAGTCTGGACGGATCAATGCTTCCTGAGCTTCGACCTGTGCAATAGCTCTTGCGATGGTCTCTGGTGTACGAGGCATGGCTACTGCGAAGAGGTTGACGGGGGTGATGATCCTATGACCAAGATCCATTGACACAATGAAGTTCGCCCTTTTTTGTAGAAAGTGAAGGGCATTCGCATTGTCAGAGTTCTTGTGCATATTGCACTTCTCGGAAGTGGGTTTGGCTTTGTTGATACAGCAGAATCCGTGAGCGGTGATTGCGTTACATTTGATCACTGGCATTTTGGGTTAGTCTACACTCCTGTGACTATTTTTTTACGAGTACTGTTCAATTTTTATGGACACTTTTAAATCCGTTTTCATTAGTGAAAAGTCGTTTTTGTGAGTAAACAGACAAAAATGGATTTGAAGGAGTATTAGATAGAGGAATATCAGTTAAAATGGAGCGTGTTTTAAGAGGTCTTCAACATTCTTTCGAATCAGAAGCCCTTCAACATAATAATCCGATTGAAGGATTCACATTTGGTTTCTTCACTGTTGTAATGGCTGTTGCAGCTGTTGGTGTTTATTACAAAAAAGAATTTATTAATTTAAAAGAACAGTTTAAGAATTATGAAGAAAATGATTTAGTGTAGATACTTTCTAATAATCATTTCAGCCTCTTGATATGTAAGATTTCCGATTTCAGAAGATACTTCACAAAGTCCATTATGGATTTTTTCCCATTCCGAATCATCCCAATCCAATCTTGTTTCACGTGTACTGTTTCCTGGAAAACACTCCAACAGAATACCATCAATCTCCCCCTTCATCTTCATATAGCACCTGAGCTGAACAAGATCATAGGGAGGAGGCTCCTTCCAGAAACGCTTCCTATTTTTGGTCTCCAGAATAGCACCATCCTGCATTCCATCGATGTATCCGAAAAGCGAATATTCAGGACAGTCGAAGTATGCGCGATCTCCTCTGTTTGAAACCTCTTTTCCTGTAGAAGCAGCATGTGCATCTTCAACAACATGCTCCATACGCGTACCTCTCTGTTTTTGGATCTCTTGGCTCATGAGATCTACCACTGTTGTCTCTTGAAGCTTCTTTACCTCTTTTTCAACTGTTGTCTCTTTCTTCTGAATACGTTCAGCAGCAGCCTTGAACTCGGGAGTAGAATCAGCGCCATCAAGAGCACTTTTTAGAAGAGACTCGGATACATCCTTCTTGAATGTTTTGATTGTATTTGTTATTTCAGTCTGTGTTGTAGAAGCGACAGCGGTTGTCACTGCCTTTTCTAAACACTGCTTTGCAATATCGGATGCTGTTTCTAAAATCTCTACTGCAGTCTGACCGCCTGTTTCAATCTTAAGATGCTGAATGAGAGGCTTGAATTTATTGATTTTTGAAATAACACGAAAGATCGCCTCATCCTTCTCCTTGAATCTGTTAAGCCCAAGAAGAGCTGCAACCTCTGATGCGTAAAAGACTGGCATTGTTATGTATGGTATCCTGTTCCTCTAATACGGATCAATACGTTTTGCTCAAAAAAATGTATTCTTTAGAACAAATGAACTTTACTATCGGTAACGTCTTACAAGGTTTAATCGGTGCGTTTTTAGTGTACACCGCTGTTCGCGCGTTAATGTACCACAGTGCTACACTCAAGACTGCAGGCAAGATCATAAGCGGTTTAATGATCGTGGCTGGTCTTTACATGTTATACAGTGCATACAAGTCTGCTACTACGCCTGAATTCTATTTTGGTGCTGGTCGCAGAAAGTATTAAACACTTTGAATGAACTCCCAAGAAAGATACTCACAGATCTTCTTCCAAATCTGATCGTGACTAATGAGCCTGTCTCTTGATTTCAGAAGAGTGAAATGAACCTTATATTCATCCAGTTCGAGTAATTCCAAAAACTTATAGATGATGTATGCATAACTTAAAAAGTTCCTGCGATCATCCGGACAGTACAACAAAAATGGTGCCTGAATCTCTTGAAACATTGCTCTGATCTTTTCTTCAATTTCAGCAGTGATTGTAGGTGGAGGGTTTCCATTCAAACGGCTCAGAATATGAGTAGCATGTTCATAATATCTGTTTCTTTCAAGTTTCTTCAAAATGTCTCTAATATCCTGTTCCGTAAGGGATGCGATATTATCGATACGTCTCTTTTTGATTTCACAGATTACCTCATTCATAACTTCATCTGGAATCTTTGTACTTTCCTTTGCTTGGAACTGATTCAAGATCTCATTTAGGTGGTTCATCTTCTTGTACGCATAATTATTGCGCTCCTTTGGAGGATCTCTAAAACTAGGAGAATCAGATACAACCAACGAATACTCTTCCGATCCGCATTTTGGACAGACCAATATACCTTCAGCAGTAAGTTCTTCGCGAGGCATATTGCATACGCTACAGTGCTCAGCCATCTTCTTGAGTGTTTCCGCCGCTTCTGTAACAACCATTCCGTTCGACATTCCCATACGTTGAATGTATTCGTCGAAGATCTTCTTCTTTGTAGGGATTTCACCGCTTTCTGCAGGTTGAAAAAGCTTATCGAATGTTGTGAGAGATGCTCCTGAAAATACAGCAGCTTTTGGAGCCATTGTCTTTTTCTGCTGAGCATAGTACTCCAACATAATATCACCGTTATCAAGATAGTATCGAGTCAATTCATTTCCTTTTCTGTAGTCCTGAATAGCCTTCTCTGTTTCTGCAATATCTTTTTCTAAAAGTGAGAGCTTCAAAACATGATCGAATTCAAAGGAACATTGGGGTATTGATTCCCGCTCTTTCAACATTCTTTCAAGTCTTTCTTCTAGATCTTTAATAGCTTCGGGATCCATCTTTTTTTTAAGAATCTCCACATGTGTTTGATGAAGAGAGTCTAAGGTACCTTTTGATTTTGTGCATGTACCTCCAGATTCTCTTGCTTTTTTAACTTTGAAGACATCAGCCATTTTATATGAACTTAATGGTGCCTGTTGCTGAAAGTGTGTTATTTCTTTAAAAATGCAACACTTAACACAGCCAATAATGCTGCACCCAGAAAGAAATGAGGCGTCAAATCCGTATTATTTGCAAATTTAAAAGGACGAGAAGCGTATTCTGAAGGCATGAACTGAGAACTGAACTGTTCTTTCTGTTCCACAACAGTACAGTCATCTATATTCGTTTCAAATTCAGGCGTTACATACTGTGTTATATTCTGAGGGTTCTGTCCATTCGCATCCGTACAAGGACAGCTGTACTGTTTACATGGAGGAACACCATCCATCATGAGAGCACGGATGGGTTTCACAGGATTCAGAGACAAAAGATCTCCAAACATTCCTGGAATAATACCGTCAAACTGATTTGCATCGCCACCAAGAGCATCTTTCAAACTCTGAGGAAGAATATCAGATCCCTGCATTCTATTATCCACGTATGTCCATCTTGGTACGGTGGTTCCATCAGGAGCCTTACACATTCCACCTGTTTCCACAAATGTAGAATTGCCTAGAAGAGGACCAGTCAATAACTGTTCTGTATATGTTGTGACAGCGGCTGCATTCGTGAACACTTGACCGATATCACCAGAAGAACCTACACCTAAACTTGCAGGGCTTTGAATACCCTGAGTATAGTCGAAAGAAGGACCTAAAATACGATTGGTTAGATCTGTAGAGTCGCCTTTCTGAATGTCATCCCACAAGGGATTTTTGTCGAGTTCTGCCATATTATGTTTAACCGCTCTTTTTTGCAAAGTCAAATAACTGTCTCTGAAATGCTTCATTCGTCAGGACACACGGTCTTTGAGAAGCCATAGTCTGCACTACTTTTTCTACAGGAACACCAAACTTTCGAACAATATATCCTGCAGCTAATGCTGCTGATCTGTTCATTCCAGCTTGACAGTGTACATACACATTCTTGCAGTCTGGACTTCTCAGATATTTGTCCATTGTTTCTTTAAATTGGTCGTACCATCTATCATAGATATGTACATCAGCAGAGTCGATTGCATTTATACATGTGTATCTGTCAGAAGGTAGAGCGATTCTACATGCACTTTCATCGGCACAGTTCAAAACATGAGTGATTCCGAATGATGCCATATAGTCGTATGTTAAACGTTGACCATCACCCACAATTATACGAGAGAAGGGTGTTGTAATAGGATCTGCAAAGGGACCTCTGGTTCGAGACCTATATCTCGATATGATTTCTCCAAGAGGATTTGACATACCACTATTTGGTATTCCGCTAACATACTGAAACCCCATTAATGAACACTAACAAAAATGGATTCAAAAGTACCCGAGGAAGTTGAAGAGTACTCGTTAAACACTTAGTCGCAGGAGTGCAGACTACTATAAGATGGCTACTTTCAAACCTATGCTCGCTTCAAACATTGAACTTGAATCCGTGATCTACCCTGTGTATGTCACCCCTAAATACGATGGTATCCGGTGTGTTATCCGTGGTGGTAAAGCTCTCTCCCGAAAGCTCTTGCCTATTCCCAATCTCCATGTTCAGAAAGTACTCGCAGAATGCCCAGACAATCTTGATGGAGAGTTGATCTGCCATGGAAAGACATTCAACCAGATTCAGTCAGAGATTATGCGCGAGGACGGAGAGCCTGAGTTCACTTTCTATGTGTTCGATATCATTGACACAAAGGCACCCTATCTTGATCGTATTGAAAAGCTTGAGGATATGGAGCTTCCTTCTTGCAGCAAGAAGGTCATCCCAAATGAAATCAATAATGAAGAAGAACTGTTGGATGCTGAACGTGAAGCCGTTGAAGAGTTCGATTTTGAAGGACTCATGATCCGTACAGGCGATGGTCCATACAAATATGGCAGAGCAACTGCTAAACAGGGCTATCTCAGCAAGCTCAAGAGATTCACAGATGCTGAAGCCGAGATCATCGGATACGAAGAGCTTCAACACAATACAAATGAACAGACGCGCGATGCCCTCGGACACGCAAAGAGATCTCACAAAAAAGAAGGTATGGTCCCTGCAGGTACGCTCGGTGCTTTCATCGTGCGTGATGGAGAGAAGACATTCAAAGTGGCAACAGGTATGACTGCTGCTGAAAGACAAGAATATTGGGATAACAGAGATGATATGATCGGTAAACTTGTAAAGTACAAATTTCAGGAATCAGGTGCAAAAGATTTACCTAGATTTCCTACATTCTTGGGTATCAGACATCCTGATGACCTTTAAGTACGGGCGTAAGCAAGTCCAGCCATTCCATGCATAATTCTAATACAATTTAGATTTTTTGCATATACTGTGGTTGTATGTTTTTCACCTTCAGTATCGTAATGGAGATCTACATCATCTACCCTTGAAAGATTCAAGCCTTTTAGATCGCAATGCCACAGATTTCCAACCTTGTGTAGATGAATACGACAATCGCATTTCTTCATGAATTCGAGATACATATTTTTGGCTGAAGGTGCATCAATATCAACCCAAATATCGGTGGTAGGATGATTGAAATCTAGCTCAATGTGGGCACATCCTTTCATTTTCATCATAACACTTCTGTCATCGTAATAGTTAATCCAATACTCATGGACAGATCTGTTATAATATGGTTCAAGCTTATGAACATCATATGAAATGGTTGTAGGCTCACTACATGTTGTGATAATCTTAGAATGTTGATACTGAAGAGCTGGGATAACACATTGCTGAAAACAAGCAAATGGGTGTTCTTCTTTTAGAACATACGGTCTAGTTTCATCAAAAACAGTACCTCCGATGTTTAGTGCCATCTTTTCTACATTAGCAATGTCTGAAACAATGCGCAAGTTTTTGTATCCATAATTGTTTTCAGGATCATCCTTTTCAAATTTGTAAATAGTATGACCTGCAGGAAAAGTATAAGTACGTGTTTCTACATATTCAGACTTATCCTCTTCTTTCACTCTTCTTTTATAAGCATCATCTTGAATACCAACAGCTACTGATTTTAGAATATCTATAAATGTATTTTCCTCCATTTTATGATCACTGTATGTCTTCTTTAAATTAGAGGCTGAAGAAGAGACTGGAATATATAAATAGTAACAACACCTAATGCTCCTAAGAATGCTGCACCATAGACAGAAACGATACCAGATCCACTGTAGGCGTTAGGGATATAACGAAGGATCAAAGACTGAACCTGAGTTAATGAAATAAGACCCACACCCAAAAAGATAGCAACATAGGTCATGATATTTTTCAGTATACCTTTGACTGCATGTCCAGGCAATACACCGCCCATAGGAGGGGGAGGAGAATAGGTCTGTGTTCCAGGCGTCATTACAGGAGTGTAAGTCGTGGCGGAAGGCAAAGGGGGTGCAGACTGTGAAGAACCTCCAGTGGGGAAAAGTGCGTCAAGTGGCGTAGAGTCCATTTATGTTACGAAACTGAAATTACCTAGAGGGTTCGGACGCATCCGTGATTCTGTACCTATAACATTTTCCATTCACTTTGGTTATAGAGTTCACAAGCTGATCAACAGGTACTGCAGGTATAACATATTCTGAACGATTACGGTGGAACAATAATACAGACAATCCTACTCCAATGACAAAAGAAAAAAAGATATTGGCTCTCGGATTTTTAACGACATCTGCGATTGTTATTTTATTCATTTGTCTAATATTGACATCAGATTTAATGAATCCACTTCTCCAGTGCAAGGAACCTCAATTGATCGAATGTTGAAAAATCCATTCTCCACCTTTGGATTTTTGAACACTAAGTTGGGGCGAGCAGGATCAGGCATCGTTTTTTTGTGCGTTGTGGGTGGAATGAATACGGTAGTTATCAACATACCAATCAAGAAGCCTGCGAAAATATACCAAAGGTCAAACATTGTTCTATGGCTCTATTTTTACGAATTCACGTAAGCTCTCATTTGGTTCCATTCTAAACTTTGCAGGTCTTGCGACAACAACAGGCGATCCACGCCTCAAAAAGAGAGTGTATTTCATAAGATTAGGATTGGGCTTCATTCTGAATGAAACAGGTCTTGATACTGCTACAATATTCACACGTCCATCAATACGCTCTACAACATTTGAAGGTGCATCTGAAGCTATCTCTATTCTAAATTCATATTTTACAGAAGGATCTTTGAAAGCAATCCTTACAACATCTTCATCGCTTTTGACTTTATCGACAAAGGTATCATACTCTTCAGCAGTTGTCTGAGCAGGCATTTCAATCGTATACGCCTTATTCGGATATAGAGAGCTCACTTTGGTAAGGTAGGACATAAGGGGCTGATAGTTTTTAAGTTCTCCTTCAACATCCGATATTTCTATACCACTCAACTTTATGTATTCTGACAGATCACTGATCACATCCTCTTTAAAAGTAGGTGTTACTGTTGCTGTTTTTACATAGGGTTTCACCTTTTTGGTTTTTGGTACACGCTCTGCTTCTACAGGTACACGCTCTGCTTCCTTTATACCTTCTGCTTCTACGGGTACACTCTCTGCTTCTACAGGTACACTCTCTGCTTCTACAGGTACACTCTCTGCTTCCTTTATACCTTCTGCTTCTACGGGTACACGCTCTGCTTCTACGGGTACACGCTCTGCTTCTACGGGTACACGCTCTGCTTCTGGTGTGCTAGATAAATCACGTTGAGGTCTTTGCCCTTCAACTTCTTCTACTGGTATTCTTGTAACTTCTGTGGTAGGTAGAGCACGTTGAAGTTCTGGACTTTCCGAAGATGTTCTAATATTTTGCCCTTCAACTTCTTCTACCGTTTGCGATATAACCTCTGCTGTGGGCATCTCAACATCTCCAAGGGAGGGGGCTTCAACAGGCTGTTCTCTATTAAGATCAGCTGGATCAAAATAACCGGGTATTGTTCCACTGAGACGCCTTGGCGATGAATCAACTGGAGGTACTGTTCCACTGAGACGCTGTGGTCTGTTAGCAGGTGTGATCGGTCTTTCTCCAATAGGATGTGTGGGCACTTCAGGAAATTCTGGTAAGCCCCCATCACTAGGAGGAGGGGGAGGTAAACGTTTCAATCCTTGAGGAATGGTAGTCCATCTTTCAGGCTTTCCTTCTTCATCATAGTGAATAACACCAGATCGGAGCGGTACAACCATTTCAAAACCAATAGGAAGTCTGACAACACGTGTATTGAAACCAGAACGTACAGCGATGTTTACAGGCTCCTGTAAGAACCCGTGTAAAGCAACTTTATGATACCCATCAAGAATAGGTCCAGTGTAGAAACCTGCAAAGCTTGCTCTCTGTTTGTCGATGAACGTAACGCCAGGGTGCATAGACTTTAGATCAAAATCCTGATGATGAAAAGATGTCAAAGGAGTAGCATCACTTCTATTTTTTAGTTTAGAAAGATCGACAGACTGTTGAAGTATTTCCTTTCTGCTTTTTCCTTGGTTTTCGAGACTATAGTATTTGTCAGGATTGGCATACTGGAAAAAAGGTATGCGCATCGCATCATTATCGTCTAATTCTGTAAGAACAGGAGTGTCTTTCGGTATTTCTATTTTAGAAAATGCCTTATTTGCTTTCAGAACAGATCTCTTTGCACCCGGTTTCTCCTTTGTACGTCTAAGCTTATCAATCGAGGGTCTTGCTGTAGCATTGGGTAGAAGACTCATAACCGAAACAATCCTGTCATTAATCTCATCGTGGAATGTTCCAAATTCGTAAACAAGTGCGTCGGGAGGGTCGTAGCTTGTAATATCACCTTCGGCTTGGAGATTGATAATTCCAAAGTCTGCCATTATGTTAAGTTAAGAAATGACGGCGCTCACTTTGGCGGTTCAGGTTTCACAAGATCTTCAAAACGGATTTGTGACGCTGCTCTATCCTTGTTACGATAAACCATATCGAGCTTGATCTTCAAAAGTTCTGTTCTATCGGGCATTTGTATCGCATGGAGAATAAAAGTCAGGTTACCTACACAAGACTAAAATTAAGGGAAATCGCTACAGAACCCTTAATCACTATGATTGTCACCCGCGTATATGCTGCAGCTAGTGTAGGATGTGTAAGATGTGACTTTGCTATTCCTGACATATATGGTCAGTTGAGTGTTCAAAATGTTATCAAGACACTCCAAACAAGATTGCAAGATGTATCATTCGATCAAACAGATGTTCGAACCATTTCAATCGATTGGTCTTAAATTACATGTCAATTCTATTCCGAATAGCGTTATTCCATATTAAATCTGTTTTCGGTATATTGACAGGCTGAAGCACATTTTTTGCAGTATTGTACTGGGTGTACATGAATAGCAATGCCGATCCTACAATAGCGATTAAACATAACATATTGAACCATATATTCCCGTGACCTGCCCGAATGTTTCTTGACTCTGCTAAATTTACCTCTATTCTGTTCAGAATACCTTCATCCAAGAGGTGCTCCATTGTTGTTGAAATCACATTATGAAGTTTCTGAACCAAACACAATGCAAGCAGTTATTGGATCTATTGTTGCTATTTCATCTTTCGGTGCAGCATATGCGGCTAACGTAATGTTTCCCATAGAACCCATAGCGGATGCAGATCTACTTTTAAGTCAAAGCACCGCAGGGACTGTCAATATTCTGAATAAAGACTCCCTCAAACAGGTTGCTCCCACGCCCCGAGAAATGATAGATCTCTATCTTAAAAAACAGGCAAACCTCGAAGATATTTTGGATATTATTACTGGTAAATCTACAGCAAAAGAGGCGTTCGACTTTTTGAAAACACAGGAACCTACTGTTGAGAATAAGTTTTTGATTAAGGCGTGTCAAACACACTACGGATTTACTAACATTGAAACCCAAGGATGAACATCGTGAGAAAGTTTGATTCTATTTTTTGCTGAAGGGTTCGCTGTTAACGCCCTCACAACCTCTAACTGTTGACGCAGTGTGAGGTTGGGTGGTATTTCTATTTCAAGTCTTCCATATATGATTGAATTTACAATCTCTTCCATTATTCATTGACTATTCAATCTCTTTAAGCAACAGATGTTAAACTCTGAGTGTAAGGATTGTTTCTGAACGCATCCAAGATTCCAGAGTCCATTCTAGATACCTCTATATCCTGCTGAAGAGGCTCCAAAAATTTCTGAGCTCCGATGTGCTGCTGAGATGCTGCAGATCCTACAACATTCGCAGGATCCACAAACTGACGGATATTCACCCTCTGATCTTCGTCTTTGTTGGTCTTAGTAGCACCATATTCGTCCACACCCTTTCCTACAGCCATGTAGCCAGGAGCCTGATAGTTGGTAAGGACTGAAGCCTCGCGTCCAGGATTGGTATACGCTGCAAGATACTGATCCACCAGATAGTTTCCTTCAGGAGCACCACCCTGACCGCCTCCAACACCGAACCATTCTCCTACAGTGAGTTTCATAAACTGTTCAAAGGGCTCAGTGAATGCACGAACATAACTGCTGAATGAGAATGAAGCACCTCCTGCACCAAAGTACTCAATATTTGTGGTCTCACGTTCTTGTTCTTTCTGAATCTGAGCAGGGAAGGATGCAGGGGCTACCTGAGCACCCGTGGTAGTCAAAAGATAAGGCATGTTTCCATCCTTATCGACCAACACTTGGAAGGTATCGGGTCTATTCTTGTTCACAGGAGCCTGTAATCCCGGATTGGTAATGTAGTGAGAACCGGGAATAACAGGCATGTCATATGAAAGCTTGGGCTTATTCACAGTGCGGATCTCATCGGTCGTACGAGGTTTGATATACTCTTGAAGTTCATTGAACTGCTGGTAGCCTCCAGAAGGCTTATCTGTATATCCATCATTGATACCGGGACCCACGCGCTGTCTTTCAATAGGAGAGACATTGTTCATGCGCATACCTCCAACCATACGAGACTGGTAGAAGTCGCTCTCATTGGCATTACCGAAAGGAATACCCATACCCGGAGCAACATCATATAAACTTGCAATTTCACGTTTCTGGAAATGCTCTTTACCAGAACCAGCAAATGTGTCCAAAATACTGTTATGAGAGTTTGCTACCATATTCTGAGTAACCTTGGCACCGAAAAAAGGAACCATATTGGCATGTCCCTTTTGAGCCTGAGATAATTCTACATTATCGTTGTATTCGTCAATAGGACGAGGAGCTAAGAAAGTCTCCTTCGGATTAGGAGTACGTCTATACTGCGTTGAAAGTATATATCCTAAGAGTCCAAGCCCTGTGAACAAAGCAAGCTGTATCATTGTTACTTTGATGGGGTAAAAAATAGAGAGGAAAACCTTTACTGTGAAGGGAAAGGATACGTCGAAGGTCCAGCAACAGTTCCACTAGTCATCACACGAGAAGGTGCTCTGGTATTTTTGTAATATTCGAAAGGAGGAATTGCATGTTCCTGAGGCTTGTACAGAAGCCACTGAAAATTGTTTGGCTGAAGACGCTCCTTTGCAAGAGGAACATTGAACGCTCCAACATACGGAGTACGAGGAGGAGCATCCTGTGCATTCACAGGTGTCTGAAAAGTCCAGCGCGACCACTGAGTTGTTGCATCATTCATCGTAAATGTACTCATTTTATGTGTAAGGGGGATTAGATTTAGCTGAAGATTGCAGACACACTCTCTCCAAGAGAACTGATAGCATTATTCACACCACTTGACACTTCAGTACCGAAGGATGAGATACCCTGCATTATATTCTCAGAAGCCATACTGATTCCGCTCTCAATACCACCAGCACCAGATTCCACTCCCGTTACAGCACCTTTTACAGTATATTCTACACCCTCTCCTACATCACGTAAACTTGATCCAACACCGCGTCCAACACTTCCTGCAGCAGATCCAAGTTCACCTTCAACGCTTCTGAATCCCTGTCCAAGAGAGGATCCAAGAGCCTTTAATTCTGCCTCTGCAGAAACAATACCTTCAGATACATTGGTGTATTCAGACCACTCCTTTTTGTTGAAAGGATAGACAGAGAACTTACCCAACATTCCCTTCACACGAGCAACAGACGCAGCAAAAGCCTTATCTTCCATATCCGCACCCTTCTTGTGTTTGGGTCTGATACCATAACAGTTCACACCAAACTTGGTCAGAGGATCGAAATATCCTCCGTTGATTCCAGGTCTTCCGCATGCAGTACGTTTAGAAGGCTGTACTTCTAACTGAAGCTTTCTCCAAGTCTCTTCCTGAGTAGGGAACAGAGCCATTCCACCCGATGTCCACCCGTATCCACACCATTCTCCACCACGATTATAGGCATCTTCTACCTGAGAATATGTTGCAAGTTCAGCACCGTATGCCTTACATACTGAAGGAGCCTGATCATACGAGAAGATATTGTTTGACACATAAAACACTTCAGGTAATCTTGCTTCTGCCGATGTTTGAGGGGTACCGTTCGCAGTGGTCACACTTCCAGAAGGTGTAGGTGTGGGGCGATAGGTTATGTCCAATTCGTCGGGCTTGGTAGATGCACTCACAAACCCGAACTGAGTGAGGACGAAAAAGAGTATGGCTATCAGTATTCCGAAAAGCAAAAATGATACAGGATCAGTAAAGAGGAAATAGAGGATAGAACCGACTAATAAGATTCCCAAGAATACTGCGAAGCTCTCCATTAGTTTTCAATTAGGAAATAAAGAAGGATTCTCATTGTGGACATGACTGTCACTTTTTCAATACGATTGACATTTGTGTCGTCCAATTCATACCATTCAGAATTTTCCCGTCCATATGACCACCAATGACCCCCGTTGAAACATATCACGGCGAACAGTTCATATCGATTTTTGTTTAATACAAGTGTTGTCGAATATCGTACCGAAGAACCATGTATCATCAGTATCTTTGGAAATGTTCCAAACAGTGTCTGCGCAATACACGTCCTCTTTTCTGTACATTTGTCACACATCCATCCTTCTATCTCCGATGGCTTTACATATTCTGTTAGAGCATCAAGAATAGGCATCATTCTCGCAGAAGGTGTTAACGATATTTCTATTGTTGATTCTTCTTTTAGTGTAGAATGATTGCACGTTTTGCAAGTTAGTCTGTTCGCCATTTTAAAGCGCATCAACTCATCCAGCCAAGGCATCTTATCGCACAAATGCACAATCAATTCATGGCTATCACCAATATCATGACCTGCTGGAATAAAGGATGTTTGTATAAATTTGAATAAATCTAAAAGTCCGTTTGTACCTTTAGATGTATACACTTCTGCAAAAGGATTAGTTTCATCTGCTATATGATCTTTTATAGGGGGGCATGCGTACAGACCTTGCAATGCTGCATTCACCCAACAGCTTCCACTGATATTTGGAAGACCGAACATTTTACTTCATGAATGCATTGAATGAATTTAAGTATCCAGTAGGTTCGTTTTCACTAGAAAAAGCCTGTGAAAAAGGTTTCTTTATTGCATCATCCTGTTCAGTGCCTCCGGGTCCAAACATACCACTGCCTCCGCCAGGTGTGAAGTTACCATCATTTCCACCAGGAACTTTGCTTCCGCAGTTTCCAGACACACAAGGTACCAGAGAACTTTTCAGAACATATTTGTCTTCTCCCTGAATACCCTGAGGTCCAGGCTCATACACTTTAGGAGGGGCAATGGTTCTATTCAAAACCTTCTGATCCAATCCAACATTCTTATTGATTGTGCCCACCTGTGCATTAGGAGGCATAGACTGAGAAGGTAACACTTTCACACCAGAAGGGACATTCGAATCCACAGTGGTAGGCGTGGGTACTCCAGGAAGAATAGGTCTGGTGGTAGGTGTAGGAACTCCAGGAAGTATAGATGTAGGCGTGGATGTAGGTGTAGGAGTGGGTACTCCAGGAAGTATAGATGTAGGTGTGGGTACTCCAGAAAGTGTATCAAATCCTTCTTTTCCACTCAAAAAATCCTGATACTCATAAGGATTGAAACTAGGATCTACAGCGCTTAATCCTGTGCGTTCATCGATAGGAATCAGACCAGCAGGTACAGCAGGTGCATTCGGATCAACATCAGTGTCACGACCCTCGGCATCCTTGAAGCGCTCATAGGTAGGGAGAAGGATAAAGGCAAGGGCTACCACAAGTCCCACACTGGAATACAGTAGAACGTTATCACGGATCATTCTATTAAAAATTGTACATAAAAGATAATGCCGAAAACAAAGACTAAGACTAAGAGAAGAGGTACTCGTAGAAATAAAAAGACACGTCGTGTGATGCCCAGACGCAAAAAGACCCTAAGAGGAGGCTATGATCCTGCGACCAACGATAACTCTTTCTATCCCACAAGGATGAACGGATATCCTACCATGTCGAACTTCGCTCTTCCTGATCCTAAATACATAGACCATGTTACCACTGATCGTTAATCTGTATAACCCATCATTAGCCTTCTAATCTTGTGAACTAATCTTTCAAGCTCGGGTGTTCTTTCAATAGGAAGTTTCAGAGATTTTGTCATTTCTGAAGCTTGTCTAATCAAACGTGTATGCTCTTCTGCGCTCAATGACTTATCTGTCAAGGGCTTCAATAACACTTCAACCTCTTTTAATACCTCCATTGTACTATTCAAAAAAATGAGATATTATCAATCCATTTTTATACATATTTGAATGATCTTGCGAACATCTTTACTCTTTCACACATATCTGGAATATCAAGCTCATCATAATGCTGAGCCATATTGATCACTTCTACTAGGAACTCACCAATCTGTTCAAAATCCTTCTCTTTACATCCTCGTGTAGTCATTGCAGGTGTTCCAATACGCACTCCTGTTGCCAATGCTGGAGAATCACCCGGAATAGTATTCTTGTTCAATGTTATCCCCACAGCATCACAGATCTTCTGTAACTTTCCACCAGTAAGCCCAAATGGTTTCAGATCAATCAGAATCAAATGATTATCTGTTCCATCCGTCACAAGTTTTACTCCTTTCTTTTTCAGATACTGTCCTAGAGCATTTGCATTCTTCTTCACTTGAATACTGTACTCTTTGAACTCAGGTGTCATAACCTCTTTTAGTTGCGTTGCCAATCCTGCAATCTGATGCATATGCGGTCCTCCCTGTAATCCTGGAAACACTGCAGAATTAATAGCATTCTCATATTCTTTTCTGAAAAAGATCATTCCCGATCTAGGTCCTCTCAAACTCTTGTGTGTTGTTGTAGTCACGACATCGCACCATTCAAAGGGAGATGTAGCCTGTCCAGTAGCAACCAATCCTGAAATATGGGCAATATCAGCCATCAAATATGCTCCCACAGAATCTGCAATAGTCCTAAACTTTGAGTAGTCCCATTCACGAGGATAAGCTGATCCTCCACAGATTAGAAGCCTTGGTCTGAAAATACTCACACGTTTCTGAATATCCTCGTAATCCAACAGACCTGTTGTAGTAGATACAGCATAGGGCATACTTTCGAAATATAGACTTGTTGCAGAAATACACTTCTTTGTAAGCCTTCCGTCGACCTTTACTAGAGCTGAAAAGCCGTGTGTCAAATGCCCTCCAGAAGGAAGATCGAGTCCCATGATACGATCATGAGGCTTCAAAAGACCAGTATAGACAGCCATATTTGCAGGAGAACCAGAATAGGGTTGAACATTCACGCCCCATTTTGATGTGTCTGCTCCAAATGCTTTCAGGGCACGTTCTTGACAAATGGTTTCAATCTTGTCTACGAACTCTGTACCTCCATAGTAACGAGCTCCTGGCAATCCTTCTGCATATTTGTTTGTCAAACATGAGCCCAAACATTCTTTCACTGCTTCTGAAGTGAAATTCTCAGAAGCAATAAGTTCAATACATTCTCGCTGTCTAGTCTGTTCTGACTGAATAAGGTCAAAAATCTCGCTATCCACTTCTTCGAGCATCTTATGTACTAGCAAAACGTCTATCGTTTAACTTAAATTCATTGCCAAGAGAAGGAACATTGGCACCACCTCGAATATCCTGAGATTTATAGAAAAATACCTCTTCTTGAGAATACTTACCTTTATTCAGCTGTTTCTGTGTTTCCTGCTGACCTAGCCAATAGGGCGACATTGCACTGTATTTACTCTGTTGAACTGTATCTCTAGGAAGAAACTCCATGAATCCTGAAGGGAGTGTTTGTGTTGTTACTTCATACCCTCTTGGTGCAACAGGAACAGAAACATCGGGACATACCCTTCCAGATTTAGAAAGGTTATCTAAATACTGTTTATAATCCGATAAAGACTGAAACATTCTCACTTGACCTGTAGTCGATTTTCCAATCCAACCTTCTCCGACGGGATATACTGTCGAAAGACACTCTACGTTCGCAAACTGAGCCATTATATTTTAAGAGTACATACTTCTTTCATATAGAATGTCCGATGAAGGTTGGATCTACTGTATGTCAAATCAATGGATGCCCGATCTTGTAAAAGTAGGTCAGACAGGCGGAAATCCTCATGAAAGAGCATCTCAACTTTATACCACTGGTGTTCCTTGCGAATTCAGAGTAGAGTTTGCCAAAAAAGTAAAGAACTATATTGAAAGAGAAAAACAGTTACACATTCTTTTGGAAAAACATTTTGAAAGACCAAACAAAAACAGAGAGTTCTTCAAATGTTCTTCCGCAGATGTGCACGAGTTTTTTGAATTGATTGAGGGAGAATATTTAGAGAAAGCAGATAAACCTGATCCACACAACCTAAGGAGGTTTGCAAGAAGTACTTAAACATCAGATGTAATTATATGCAAATGGAGGTCACATTACTCGATACATTCGGCGACGATCTTACTGTAGTAAATGCTGCTCGTGTATCTTTCGCAAAAGAGTCTACTCAAATGACGACAGGCGATGCAAAGCTTGTGAAGTATTTGGCAGATCATAATCATGTAACACCCTTCTTTCATCCTCAGTTGCGTTTTAGGTTGAAGATGCCTATCTTTATTGCTCGTGAATGGTACCGTCATCAGATTGGCTTTGCAAGGAATGAAGTGTCTCGCAGATATGTGGATACTCTTCCTGAAATCTGGGGACCTTCTATGTTGAGAGAGAGGGATACAAATAAGAAACAGGGATCAAAGGATACGGCTATTGAGCATAATGAAGAGTGTATGAATATGATTAAGAGTCATTCTGATTCTACGCTGGAGTTGTATAATACTCTACTTTCAAAGGGTGTGTGTCCTGAACAGGCGCGTATTGTGCTTCCTCAGAGTATGTTGACAGAGTTTATCGAGACTGGAAGTTTGGCAGCATATGCACGTCTGTATAAGCTAAGATCTGATTCTACAGCTCAGCGTGAGATTCAAGAGATGGCTGAAATGGTTGGAAAGCTTATTGAAGAAAAGTTTCCAGTGAGTTGGAAGGCTCTCACAGCAGAATAACTTGAGAATAGATAAATGGTGAAGAAGAGAAGCTATATCAAAGAGAAGGATAAGTCAAAGGTCAAACAAGAATTGGAAAATAGTTCTCCTATTATTGTTCGATTTTACAAGGCATCATGTCCTGCATGTCAGATGTCTAAAGGGGCATGGGATTCATATGCGGATACTATGTCAGCATCACCTTACAGAATGGTAGAAGTAGAAGAAAGCGCTATACCTGAAGATGTTATGACAGGTATTTCAGCATTCCCTACATATGCAAAACACGATCAGAAGGGAAGTTCACACACTGTTGGTGCTATTCTAGAACCTGCTGAGATAGGAAAGAGGCTGTCTATTGGCGGTAAGAACCAGTAATCATTCTTACAGATTTATTGCCTTCATCTGCAATGTACATCGTTCTACCTTTAATGAGGATAGAAACAGGATTACAGAATGTGGATTCTTGAAGTGTTAAGCCATTCGATTTACCGTAAGCACCAGAACCAGCAAAAAGGGTAACCATTCCAGAGGAGTCTATTCTTTTAATTTGATTATTCGTATAATCGCATATAAACATATTACCGAAACCATCAAGATCTACATCGGTTGGTTCGTTAAAACATGCGTCTTCTTTAATAACCTTATAAATGTTTCTCTGATATGACCCTCCGGCGTATTTAGAAACAGTATTTGTTTCCAAGTCTATTTTGGAGATACAATTGTTCCCTTTGTCTGCAATGTACAAACAGTTCAAAGATTTGTCGTGAGCGATGCCCCAAGGTTTATTAAAATCTCCAGAAGGGAATCCGTTCCCTGCTAACTTTGTAAGAAATTTCCCTGAGATGTTTGTTTTATAGATGGAGGACATGCTTTCGGAAGTAAAATAGATATCTCCAGTATCGTTATCTAAAACCATACCATAGACGTTTCCGCCGTGAATAGACGTGAGTGGAAAGACTGTAAGAGCGGTAGAAGAAAGGTCGAGTTTATGGAGTTTTCCAAGATTATAGAAGTACATGTTCTGGGAGGATGAGTCTAGAACGAAATCGCTGTAAGCATTTTTAGGAAAAACAAAGATATCTGTAATGATGTAGGTTTCTTTGTCTTTTTTGCGTATTTTGCCATTTTCTGTCCAATAAATATTGTTATCAATATCTATGGCGATATTCATTCTATATTGTTTAGAGAACTGTAGAAATAGAGTTCCATTCGAACGTACCCATAGAGTCGAGATAGACCATATCAGTATTGCATATGGGACCTTTGCATCCTGGAAGAACGATGCGTTTATTGTGTGTTACAAGCTTGGAGCCGTGTTTAAAGCTTGAAAGTTTCTCCTCATCGAGAGGAAAGATAGGGCGAGGTGTTGCACCGTTCAAAGCATTAGCAGAATAACGGTCTCTTTTGTGTCTGGTTAACTGACTGCTGTCCATTTATTAATTATGGCATTAATTTTATTATAATCCAACCTGACCATTTCGTTTATATTTTACAATAAATGCATCTGATCCACCCACTACAGGTAACTTACCCCATAATGTTGTAGTTACTGGTGGTGGTACTAAAGGAAGAGGAGTAGGGGGAACGGGCACTGGATCGGCATTATTATTAAATAATAATTCTCGAGTTTGTAACCCTGTTATAATTATTTGCCCGGCTCTATTATCGGATGAAATATCAGAAACATCTGGACCACCAGTTTGTTGGTCAATGGATGTTGCCCATTGTAATTGACAATTAATATCAAATTGTATCATAAATATATTATTAAAAGGACCTACTGTATATGGTAAAATACGCATAGGTGATGTGAGTATTTGACCGGAAGGTTGTCCTATATTTTGTGTCTGTAGATATTTATCTATTACTAATGGTCCTTCATACCTTCCAACTATAGTTAATTTATCTAAGAAAAAGTTAGGTGGGAAAAGACGGTCCATAGTCATTGCTTTTGGTATTGGTGGCTGAAAGGGGGGAGATGATGGATTATATATTTGAGTTGATAACTTTGCTATTCCTAAATTGTCATATTTTAATACAAACATAGCACCTGTAGCGGTAGGTGACACGGGTCTAGCCATCGTAGCAAAAAATGAAACGTTGATATCATAGAAATCAGGTGGACCGGGTGTATTGAGTGTATTATTCAACCAACTAAATAATTGAATATTTTCACCACTATAAGAACCTGTTACATATATACCATCTCCATATCTGTCGATTACAATATCAGCTCCTTGAATTTGGGTTCCGCTGAATTGCCCAGCTTTTATATAATTACTCCATTGAAACAGTCCATCTACATCATATTTTGCTATATACATGCTACCAGTAGAAAATATAGAGGAGGGAGGCACAAAACTATACGCGTCACCAACAGAAATCTGACTTCCAAGAGGAGATGGTGGAATTTGTGTTGCATTGTAATATGTTAAAAGTGGATCACTACTTACCATGGTAATTAGAACATATGTTGCATGATTTGGAGCGGGTATAAACGGCTGATAAGCATTTGAGATATTTTTGGATAAGCGAGTGGGAATATTCTGAGCAGGAGTAGAACCAGTGGTATCAATTTCTACGTATGTTGCCCATTTTATTAGACCATTTTCGTCATACTTCACTATAAATCCTGAGTTTATTACCGCAGCCTCTAAATATCCGTATATTGTTGGTGTAATTATACCACCGAGCGAGGGCGACGTTCCTGCATTATATAAATACACTTGGTATGGAGGAGTTAACGGATATGCTGTTTGGGGAGGGAGTTGATTAGCACTGGGAGCAGTTACTGCCCCAAATCTACCTGTTAATACAATATCTTGGGGAGGTGTTGGTGAATTTGAAAATGGTTGTATCAAAGAAAGGCTCTGATAATCTATTCCTTGATATTTACCATTTCCAGCATTATTCATATTTTGAAGCTTTGTAACCCATTGACATTCTCCATTTGTATCGTATTTAACCAATATTCCATAAAATTCAGGTTCCCACTGCACTGACGGCACTGGCTGAGTGGGATTTGGCTGAAAGGGTGCTTGAAGTCTTCCATAGGGTGTATTTTGGTCACTTACATCAAAGAAGTTTAAATACAATGGGGTGGAGCTGTTAGTTCCGGTACTTTTCAAAGATACATATACATCTCCATTTTCGTCTACAGATATAGCCTCTGGATATGTCCTCATCTGATCTGATAATATTTTTGTAGCCCATATTACATCTCCGAATTCATCGTATTTGGTAAGATATACATTAAACGCACTAGTTCCTCCAGTTAGTGTACCGAGACCAACAGTTGTTTGCACTATTCCATTTGTATCCAAAAAATCAAAATCGTATAGTTCTAATGGATTATCTGGTGTGGGGAAAGGAGCTGTAGTTTGATTAAATGGACCTACTACGTATATATTTCCGAATTTATCTGTTGCGTTGAATGTGAATTCACCTTCATTTCCATTGCTATTACCAATGTTTGTCGCCCACCCTTCAACAATAGGAAGAGGAGAACAGGTTCCCGGCTGAACACTAATCTGGACGGTTGTAATAATGTTACCGTTTAGCGTGTATGTAATTTCATAAGTACCTCCTACACCAAATGGTGAAGGCGAAGTCAACTCACCTGTAACCGCATTAATAGATAAACTATCTCCAACACCAAGATTGATTACAGAATATATACCACCCAAAGGAAGATTTTGGGAAATTACGGATGAAGTAGTACCTGACTCAAAAATAGCTACCCCAGAGGGGGCGATACATGGAAATGCATAATCAATAAATGGAGTATCATCACCATTACCATTATTAGTACCCAAATCGGTATCACACAAAGGTGGTTGACAAAATGGTAATACTAAATATTTGTTATGACTTACAAGACGACTACCAAGTCTATAACTGGATAAGACTTGAGAGTTCATCGTAATATTTGAGTGGGGTCGAGCTATTCCTCCTCCACTCAAACTGTTCGCTGTCACGCGATTCCGCTTATTTTTCGTAAGCTCACTACTGTCCATTTAGTTATTCTTCATACTATTTTTAACAGGGTCCAATAATTACGCTCACCTGTGTCTGACCACAGATGGTAGTATATGTTACTGTCCATACAGCATTAGGTGGCTGTAGATTAGCTGGGACTATTAGTGTCCCTAATGTTGCATCAACTGTTGCAATTGGTGGTAGGTATGGGGGCTGTGGAAATGGATTAGTATCATTAGGAACCTGTGTAGGATTACCCATAGAAAATGTACCATTCGTTGGTGTTCCTGGACCAAATATAACATTGAAAGTGTATACTAGCAAATCATTTGTTACACAAAACTGCCCATTGGAAATATTATATGGTAAATCCGTATCTAGGTTAATCTGATTGGCATCTATATAATTTATTGATAGAACCTGAGGACAATCGGGAGGCAATAATGTTCCATCATCCAGAATATCCTGAGTACATCCAGCACCTATCTTGCCTCCACAATTGGGTAAGACAGGTTTTTTGTCGAATATAACCCTTCTTCCTCCTAAAAAGATATTCAATGCTGATTGAGCACTCATCTGCGTTATCTTGTTAGGAGGTTTAGTAGCTTTTTGACCATTATTACTGTTTGCTTCTGTCCTATTACGACGAAACTTGGTCAGCTCACTACTGTCCATTTATTTATTTATTAAGGATAGTAATATCTAAGGTGGTGCAAGTGCCTGACTCCACTGTGCCTGACCACATATGGTAGTATATGTTATTGTCCATATAGCTTGACTTGGATCTCTTTGACCACTTGGATTTGTTGGACTAGCAATAACATCACCTGGGACTATTAGTAGACCATTAGGACCAAATGATATTGGATTATATCCTGGATATGGTGGTGTCGGGAGTGGTGGTGTAGGTGGGGGTGGAAACGGGTTCGGAATCTCTGCAGCACTAATATAAAATGTACCATTCGTTGGTGTTCCTGGACCAAATATAGGATTGAAAGTTAATTGGGGACCTACAGACCCAGTAAACCCTCCACTAGGCTGAAAAGTCAACAGAGGAATACCACCACTGTCGGTCTCCACGGAATTTAGATAACTTATCGATAGAACCTGAGGACAATCGGGAGGCAGCAATATTCCATCCTCTAGAACATCCTGAGTACATCCCGCACCATTCTTTCCTCCACAATTGGGTAAGATTGTTCTCTTATCGTATTCTACCACCTTTCCACCTAAAAAGATATTCAATGCTGATTGAGCACTCATCTGCGTTATCTTGTTAGGAGGTTTAGTAGCTTTTTGACCATTATTACTGTTTGCTTCTGTACGATTACGACGGAACTTAGTAAGCTCACTACTGTCCATTTATTATACTTAATAGTAATATTTGAGTAGCATCAACGGTAAATGAGTTAATGCAG